GGCATCACTTATCACGAACGAAAGAAGGCAGCGTAACATGGCAGGCAGCGTCAACAAGGTCATCATCGTCGGCAATCTCGGCGCCGACCCGGAGGTCAAGTCGTTCCAGAACGGCGGCCGCATCTGCAATCTGCGTATCGCCACGTCCGAGAGCTGGAAGGACAAGGCCAGCGGCGAGCGCAAGGAGCGAACCGAGTGGCATAGCGTCGTCATTAGCAGCGATGGTCTGGTGGGTGTTGCAGAGCGCTATCTGCGCAAGGGTAGCAAGCTCTACATCGAGGGGCAGCTTCGCACCCGCAAGTGGCAGGACCAAGCCGGCAACGATCGTTACAGCACAGAGGTCAATGTCGGCGGCATGGGCGGCGTGTTGACCATGCTTGATGGCGCGAAAAGTGGCGGCGGAGGGGCGCAAGCGGGGTCGGATGATGGCTGGGGCGGCGCTGCCGCCGATGACGACGCTGGATGGTGACCATGTTCAAGGTCGATACTCGCCCGCGTCACCGCAACGCACCCCGGCCAGCATGGAAGGTCGCGGAGTCATTCAAGAAATGGCTAAGAGGCCGTCCTTGCGCCGCCGATGGTCACGGCCTGTGCGATGGTAAGGTTCAGTCTGCTCATGTCGATCATGCCGGCGACAAGGGGATAGGCACCAAGGTAGCCGACCGCCACTGCATACCACTTTGCGCGGGGCATCACGCACGGCAGCACGCACGAGGCTGGGCCACGTTTGAGCGCGAGTGTCTTGGTGGTAAGCCCGCCGTCGCGCTGGCCGCTGCGTACTGGCAGGCCTGGCCTGGCCGCGCCGATTGGGAGAGGCAGAATGGCTAATGGAGGACAAACCCTCATCCTGGCGAACGCCCACATTCGCCGCCGCGCTCACGAGCTGATAGAATTGGCTCCGGAGTGTGCGGTGGTAAACATCCGCGCCGCCAGTCGCACCAACGATCAGAATGCCAAGCTGTGGGCGATGCTCTCCGACATTGCGCGAGCCAAGCCGCAAGGACGCGTCCTCACCACCGAGACGTGGAAGGCTCTCTTCATGAACGCAGCGGGCTTCTCCTGCACGTTTGAGCCGACGCTAGACGGGCGTGGCGTCGTACCACTCGGCTTCAAATCTAGCCGGCTTACCAAGGCCGAGTTCTCGGACCTGATCGAGTGCATCTATGCGTTCGGAGCCGAGCATGATGTGCAGTGGACGGACCCAGTGGAGCGCAAAGCGGCCTAGCGCTTGCGGCGGGCCGGAGGCTTCTTGGCGGGAGCAGCGGCCTTCTCTGGTTCAGCCGCCATCTTGATCTGTGTATAGCGAAGGAAGGCGATGACAATTGTGCCGAGCGCGCCAATGAGAGCGGCAGACAGTTCCTGCCCTTGGCTAGCGCAGTAAGCTACCGTCCCGCAAAGCAACACGAGCGCGAGGATGGCACCGACCTGAGAAGTGTAGCGAACGCCGTACTCATGCGTCACCATCTTACCTTCGTTGAGGTGGCGGTGCGCTTGCTCTTTCTCGGCCATCTGCAAGATGCGTTCTGCAGAGCCAGGATGTGCCGATTCATACTCGGCGTACATTTCAGGTGACGGTAGAGGGCCACTGTGTGACTTGCGGACCATCGTCATGACGATCTCTATGCCCTGGTCGCGCTTATCGGGCCGGAAAAGAGGTTCGAGCGCCTCAACCGTGAGACGCTCGTCCTGTTCCTCTGCTTCGATCTTAGCCGGTGGCCTAGCCACTATATTCGACGGCCTTCATGGCTTTACGAACGTCGCGCCCAACGGCCTTCCAGTCGTCATCCAACGAGCCTAGAGTGATGCGAGGCGACCGAGGAAACAGGGTCAAACTGAAGCCGCCGTCAAGCATCTTGGCTTTGAGCTTCTTGCCCGCCACCTTGCGATCGAGGAGGCAGCGATCATGGTATGACATGCGATGCTCCTTTCTACCTGATCCCTAAATGTGGATAAACTTGTACGCTGTCAATTCTTGACACCGGCTTAAGGCTGCCGGCGGCACGAGTCGTGAAAAACAATCCCCGTCCAGACCGCCCCAGCTCAATGCTAGGGCGGTCTTTTGGTGTGTGGGTGGGGCGTGCAGGAACTAGGCAGGCCTGCATAGATAATGCTTGACTGCCTATGCAGCCCTGCCTATATCGATCTCAACAAGCCCCGGTGAGCCGACAAGCGCAGACCCAGGGCACCGTTGGAGATCGCTTCAATGCCCCATCCTTATTCTGACACGCCGGAAGCCGCCCCTACGGGCCGCACCGACTGGTTCCTCATCATCAGCCTGATCGTTATCGGCTTTGTCGCTGGTGCCGTTGTGGGTGTCAGCCTGCAGCCGACCTGGGTCACGTTCGCATGACCCGACACGACCAATCCCAATTCAACGAGGCTCTGTACCTCTCCACCCTGGCACATGAGATCGTGGACGAAAGCCCCCGCCGTGCCCTTCACGCCAACCTCTCCGACCGTGAGAGCCGCGAGTGGACCTGGGCAGCACGAGACTACCTTAACGCCCTGAACGATGGCCTAGAGGATGATGGAGAGTTCGCCGGCATGGTGGACGAGTTCTTCAACCCTCCTGCCGATCAATCCTGGGCTCTGGACGCCGACTTCCTTCGGGATGAGCGGGTTGAGAGGATGGCGTTCTGATGGCGCGCCCTCGGCTTATCGACCTGTTCTGCTGCGCTGGCGGTGCGGCCATGGGCTACCACCAGGCCGGATTTGACGTGGTGGGGGTCGATGTCGCGCCACAGCCTCGGTATCCTTTCCGAAATCATGTTGGGGACGCGCTTGAGGTGGTCCGCGCGTTGCTTCGCGGTGAGAAGGTCGCGTTCGTGGGGCGCGATGGTTCGGTCGAGCATCTAGGCTTATCTGACTTCGCTGCCATTCACGCGAGCCCACCTTGCCAAGGCTACACTGCGCTTCGACACGCGCCTGGAGCAAAAGGTTCTCCCCGCCTGATCAAGCAAGTGCGCGATTTGCTCGATGCCACAGGTCTGCCTTGGGCAATTGAAAACGTCGAGGGCGCGGCAAGCGAGATGGTCGACCCCATTGTGCTTTGCGGGACGATGTTCGGCTTGGGCGCGGAAGGTGCGGCTCTGCGTCGGCATCGACTGTTTGAAAGCAGCATCCGGCTCACCGCGCCACGTGCCTGCGCCCATGACACGTCCAAGCCCACGGTCGGCATCTACGGCGGTCACGCTCGCATTCGCTCTGCCAAGCATGGCGGGCGATTGACACGGGATGCTTGGCCTGCTGGCCACAAGCCTGTCGCGCAAGAAGCGATGGGCATGGACTGGGGCACACTCGCTGAGATGAGCGAGGCCATTCCACCAGCGTACACTCGTTGGATCGGCGGTCAGCTTCGCGAACACCTGCAACTTCGGAGGGCAGCATGAACGCGCCGCACCCCATATCCACCTTCGGCACCCGTTGCCGCCAGTCTGTTGCAAACACGCCTGAGCCGCCGGCTGTCGAGCCCACCTTCACCTTAGACCGCCACATCGCGCGCGCACGTCGAGAGATGGGCGCTGATCGGTGGGCACAACTCAATTCGGAGTGGGAACTGTGACTGGAAGCCCGGCCTTGGAGGCCCTTTGCTCATGCCCTGGGACTCACACTGTGCAAGGCGTCCCGCTTTTCGAGCATCTCGACCAAAACTTTCTAAACCGCTTTTGGTCACGGGTCGACGTTGGTGACAGTGGCGAGTGCTGGCTCTGGAAAGGTCAGAAAAGCGCTAAGGGTTATGGTAAGATCTTAAATGCAAACCGCCCCTTTATAGCGAGCAGAATAGCATTGGCTGTCAAACTGGGTCGCGATATTCTGCCCGGCCACTTCGCCTGTCATAAGTGCGATAATCCTCCCTGCTGCAACCCATCTCATTTATTTGAGGGCACCCCGCAGGATAACAAAAATGACGAAATTGCTAAGGGCAGGCATCATAGATGGAAAGGTCATCGGAGTGGTGATGGCAACCCTAAAGCAAAACTTACTTCGAAGGATGTACGCGATATTCGCGCGCGTAGAGCTTTCGTAAGCGGCATCGACTTGTCGAAAGAATACGGTGTTGCTGAAAACACAATATCAAACATCATTACTGGAAAAACATGGAGTCATTTGCCATGACCGAGACCGAACGTCGCGCCCGCTACGGCCCCGTCGAGCCTATGAACCCTACGCCCTACCGTACAGGGTTGATCGTGTGCTGTGGGGTGAGTGCCTTCCTGGTGTTCGTCGGCATTGTCGCTCTGGTGCTGTCATGAGTGGGCCCGACATGCAGCAGTTTCAACGCCGCATTGGTGACCTTCGAGCAACGCGCAAGATGACGCTTTCCGATGTTGCCAAGGCATCGGGCTTTACCAAGTCGCACATATGGGAGCTTGAAAGCGGGAAAGCGAAAAACCCGACAGTTCGCGCCGTGTGGCAGCTTGCTCATGCGTTTGGCGTGTCGCCAGCCTATCTTCTTGGGCTTGATGATCGCAAGGCTGATCTTGACCCTCTCGCATATCAACTCGCCACTATCATCAACGTTGAAATGGCTCGCCGCCAGATCGAACTCGCCAAGACCGGAGGCGCAGCATGAGCGATCATAACGCAGAGGATAGCATTCGTGTTGATGGGGCCGCTAGGTTGTTTATGAAAGATGAGTTTGCAGATCGGTGGGACGATGTAGTCGAGGCCGAATATCGCTTAGTGAACGACGCGCAGGCTTTCTACGAGGAATGTGAAAAGGCAGGCTTGGCTGAGTTCACCCCTGTCGATGATGAGGCGCTAGACGACGCCTTTGCATACGAGCGCGGGATAGAAGCTGGCGGCATGATGTGGGCGCTCACTCGGGAGGGCCAGCAGCTCTACATGAACTGTCGCGCCGTCCTGATTTCGAAGGTGTCGTCATGACCGATCAACACACCTCTCTTAGCGTAGGCAGGAGCGGGGAAGGGGAGGGCGCTTCCTCTGGCGACGACCGGGCTTTCGTGCCTGCGGCATCGAACCCTGCGGTCTCGCCGGTTCCCGCTTCAATCCCTAGCGCATGGCGAACAGACATGCCGGATTTCGGTTCGACGCCTATCTGGCAGTATGTCTGGCTCCAAGGCGAGAAATACCACTCTGGCATGACATGGTTTCGACAAGGCTGGGGCACGGCTGCTATCCGTGTTGGTCATGCTGTCGACAACTACCGGGGCTATCGCAAGGCTGATATCGAGCGGATCTGTGCTGACAACGATATAGATTTCGCTCTTCAGCCGGCAATTGTCGGATGGTTGCCTATGACCCCGCCTGCGCTTCTCAGCGAACAAGAATTGCCAGCTCTCCCTGTTCGTGATGATGGAGAATGGTCTGCGCAAGCGATCGAAGCCCGTAGGGCCGAGACCTTGGGCTCGGTTCACGAGAGCGTGGTCCGCCAGGATGCGCCCGACCATGAGCCCGCCCAAGCCACCAGCAACACTATATCCGAGGAGACGGGGAGGTGAGAACCGTTAGCATCATGCGCGCCGAGAATGCCGCCGTGCGATACCTCAAGGTCCAAGCAGGTGTCCGCTATTGGGAAGATGCCAGTGTCAACGGCGTCGAGGACGAAGATGGCTCGCTGATTCCCTGCCGAGATGGCGATACCTGGGCGCCAGTGATCGACCTCGACACCGGCATCATACAGGATTGGCCCGCCGACACGATCGCGAGCATCCACTACAAGGTGTGCGACGATGGCTGTTACGCGTTGCTCGATGCCGACCGCAAAGAGGTTAAGTCGATCGATGGCTATGTGCCCAGCATCATGTGCCCCGGCGACAATGGCTATGGCGACTACATCATCATGACTGTCGGCCCTGATGGTGCAATCCAGAACTTCGACGGTGATGATCTGGACGCCTTCGAGAGCCCGCGTTCATGACCCCCACCCCCCATAAGGAGCGCTCGGAATGACGGCGCAGGCGCTTGCCTCCAAGTTCCGCCGTGCCCTCCGCAACGAGACCGGCGCAACATTTACCCTTGAGCAGATGCGCGAGCTGTCCTCGTATGGCGTGCTGCCAATGATCCTTCAAAAGGAAGCCGAAGAACTGTGTCCCGACGTACAGATGAATTCAGGGTCGGAGACTACTGGCTCACCAAGCGGCGAGATGGCAAATCACCGGATATCTGGCAGATCGCCCACTACTCGGACAAGTCGCGGTCCGTTGTCTATCGCAGCACTAAGTGCAGGACTGTAGACCTTGAGGAAGCCCAAGCATCCTTGCGGGCCTATGAGGCGGCGCAGCGCTCCAAGTCGAAGGACCAGGACGCGCAGCATGCCGACCTTGTGCCGCATCTGTTCAACTACCTGCGCGAGCATGGCCCAGACGTCAAACGGCTCGACACAATCAAGAGCAGCTTTCGCGCATGGATTGGCTTCCTGATGCAGGACGAGCTTGGAACCGACGCGAAGGTAGGCGACGTGACCAAGAGCATGGTCGCGCGTTTCCGGCGCTGGCGCATGGGCGAGCATAGCTATGCCGTCGAATGGAACGGCAAGGTGTACCGGCAGCAGTCCAAGGGCGTCACCGGCGAGACGGTGCAGAGGAACATCGAGGACTTGCGCGCCGCTTTGCATCATGCCGAGGCCGAGAAGCGCATCGTCGCCCCAAGCGTGCCATCAGTCCCGCGCAAGAATCGATCGCAGCCGCGAGATCGAGTGCTGTCCGTCCAAGAACTTGGATCAATTCTAGGGTATAGCCAGGACGATGTGGGCGCATATCGCTACGTCACCTGCATGCTCTCGACCAGCGCTCGGCCTGGCGCGGCGTTGGCCTTCGACCCCGCGACACAATGGCTCGACGACGTGCTTGAACTACATGCAGACGGTGCCGACCGCACAGATAAACGCAACCCGATGGTGCCGGTGATAGCGCCTATGATCCCGATCCTGACGGACTGGCGGGATAATCCGCACACGCCCGTAAAGAGCCGCAAGCGCTGGTGGGGCACGATGACCCGCGCGCTCGGCTTCGGTCGCCTTGACGCGTATGCGATCCGGCACACCGTACTGACCTACCTTGACGACCAAGGTGTGCCCGGAGCCCAGATATCGGGCATTGGCGGGCACATACCGAAGGGACGCGGTGTCTCGCGCACTACGAGCAAGAACTACTTCCATTACAACCCGCACCAAGCACCACAGGCCAAGCGGGCATTGACCAAGCTGTTCCAATCCGTAGAGCGTGAAGCGGCCAAGTGGCGCGCGGACCATTTGCGGACCATACCTGTCAGAGGCAAGCCGATTATGGTTGTCAAAGCGGGTAAGAAAGCATAGGGTAACAGCGCGTTTCAGGACGTATCGGGCGGTTAGCTCAGTTGGTAGAGCATCTCGTTTACACCGATAAAACGTAGCTGAAACGCGCACTTCTCTGTCCACGGACAGAAGAACGGAGCGTGATTCAATGGCGAACATCGAAGCATCTGCGGACCATTCGCGGACCACGCCCAAGGTCGGCATTGTTGAGCGGCTTAGAGAGCCGGCAGTCGAAGGCGTGCCGCTGCCGCTTTGCCATCTTTTGGACGACGCGGCTGACTGTATCGAAGCCCTTATTCGTCGCGTTGGCGAGCGCCTTGCCATGCGCTGCAGGATGCCGGGTGACGACAACCAGCTTTTAGCATCCGAACTGGAGTGCATGCTGGCGGAAATGAAGTGCATCTCCGATGCCACCCCCACCCGCCTGAACGCGGAGGGCGCAGATCGTGGCCGGTGAGGTGTTCCGTTGGATCGGCATCGTTACGATCGGGGCGATCCTGACCGGCGCGCTCATGTACGCCTCGCTCTGGCTATACGCGAACCTGATCTACCAGCGGTTCGGTGCCATTCTGTTTCGCAAAAGCGAACGTCGGCTGTCCCTCGCATCTTGGCATGCGACCAAGCTGATGCGGAAGGGCGAGCAGAGCGACGACGATTGGCCGGCTGACGACTTCCCGATCAATGAACGGCCCTTCTACCTCTCATACCAGATCGGCCAGCGCCGCTTTTTCATGATGCTTGGCTGGCTTGGGCCGCATCGTTCCGCGCCGATCAAAGGGCGCCATCCGTTTGTCGATAGGAAGCTCCCATGACCACCCCAAAGACATCCCCGGTAGCTGAGAGCGTGGTGGAGAAGGTGGCGGCTATCATACGCGACCACAACCCGAAACCTTGCGGCGTAGAGTGGCCTCGTAACGCAGCTGTTGCGATCCTCGCGGCCATGCCCTGCCCCATAGAGGACGATACCCCCACCGATGAGCTAGAGCGAGGCAAAGACGAATTGCGCCGCTTGATGGAGAGTATTTGGCGCGCCGAGTACCGAAAGGATGCGCCCAACTGGAAACCTCTCGAAGATCTGCCTGGGATGATTTCACAGATCGACAACATGTATGCCGGTGTTCGCCAGCAGCGGGATCAGGCGCGATGGGACTTGCACAACCCGCCGGCAGCCACAGCAGGCCTCGTGGGGGAGTTGGTCGAGGCGTTGCGTAAGCTTGAGCAGGCTAACGACGATCTATGCGCTACAAGGTCACAGGTGACCTACAATAGCATGATCCATCACGACAAAGCGCACGATCATCTCCTGGCGCTGGACGAAGCTCGCTGCAACGCCCGCACCGCCCTCTCCAAAGCCAAGGATCTCCCTCATGGTTGAGCAAGTCATACCTGACGCCGGGAAGCTGGTGGAGTTGGCGGATGACTACGACGATTACGAGGACGGCTGCTATGAGTGTGGCGGCGAGGGCTTCGTGTCCGATTGCGTCGAGGAATGGGCGTGCGTCGATCCTGAGTATGGCTGCGACTATTGCACGCGTCGATGCCCACTGTGCAATCCCGCCCGCGCCCAATCATCCTCCGATACCGCTAAGAGTGAGGGGGAGGTATGAGCAACATGCGACGCATCGCCTACGCCGCGTTCTCATCAGCTGAAGCCCTGAGATTGGCTGCGCAGATCCAGCAGGGGCCTGCGCCTACCTTCCATCATCCATGCGGACGTAGGTCTGTGATCGTCGGCAAGTGGGGCCATCAGCTCGCGCACCCCAGCGACTGCCCTGACTGTGCCGCAGTCGCCAAGCCCTTGCAGAACAATACCGGAACAAGCTAATCCCCATGAATGTCCCGCAACCGAGTCGACGAAGGGGCAGTCACCCGAGCCCTCAGCGTGCTAACCGAGGCGCGTGATGCCGACGAACCGATGCAGACCAAAGGCGTTGCCCTCGCTCTCTATGTGCTTCGTGGACATTGCCCCGATGATTGGCTGCGGTACTTCTGGGATGCTGCCGGTACAGACCATGACATCGGTAGAGCGCAGAGCATGCACGCGGCTTACAATGGGGTGGAGTTGCGGGTGAAAGGGAAGGATAAGAGGCCATGACGTGGGAAATTGCTTTCACCATAGCCTGCCCCCTGCTGACAATGTGGGGATGGTACTGGGGCCGCAAGTATGAGCGAAAGCTTGCGGGTGAGGCAAGGACGATTAGGGATAAGTGATGGCACACGATCACGCAGTAGGCGCCATCAAAAAAGTCGTTCTATACGACAGCGGGCTAGGTGGCCGGTATCGCATTCGGTTCAATTGCGGATGCTTTGGAGCCTGGACGCTTGAAGGCAAAAGCTTGACCGGCGGTGACGATATGGTCGATTTTGATACTGAAGTGCTTGCCGCCAAGCTCGTAGAGGGTGAACTTACGCCATGACCGACACACCCCTACACCGCGCCGCCCGAGCCCTCATGAAATCGCAGAGCGGTGTCGATGACTTCGATGCGCTTGATGACGAGATGCAGCAGGGCTTGCTGGATGATGTGCGGGCAGTGCTGGAGTTAGGTTTTAGGGCTGGCTATCAGGCGGCGGTGGATGAAAAGGTGCAGCATGGATATGATGCCTCGCGCCATTTGCCTTTCGAAGATCTAGCTTGGAACAGCTATCTAAATTTATCCAAGTGAGACTACCCCGCGCCTACCTGCGGTTCCTTGGCGTGCTGCTGGTGGCTGCGGTGCTGATCGAGCTTGCGCGGGGGATGGCGATGTGAGATTCTGCGTGGGCTGCGGCGGCCTAGCCGAGCGAGGGATCTCGAAAGAGACACCGCCCTGTCAGTCGGGAGTTGCGCCCCGGCACGCAGCTATACAGCCGGAAAGACGGTGCTGATCTAGCGCTGGATCAGTCGGGATGGTGGATAGGCTCACCGTATGGGGGACGCGTTCGGGGAGTACCGAGCAACACGCGATCCCGACCAGTTTAGGTCCCTGCGCTGCTTCGGCATCAGGCTTGTGTAGCTGCGGCGTGGTCAGCCCTGTTGGTCCGCAAAACCAAAGCGCACTGTGCAAAGTGCCGCCGCAGCTTCATTACCGTCCATTACCGATTACTATATCACCTCAACATGTCGTGCTGCATTCGGTGCGTAGGGGCTGCATAGCGATGTTGGGCCACTGCAATGGCGGACTTCCGATGCCAGGCCGCATGTGATGGTTCGGGCCGTCTTTGACAATCCCGGGTACGTACGGCACCGCTGCAGGAAGGCGACTTAGATCAACGGGAGGCGTAACTTTCACGAACACCGTCGCAAGGTGTTCGCGCATCGACTGCCATTGTGCAGCCGTTGGCGGTTCCGAGTTGAGCTCAGCAAAACCTTGCATCCAGTAGGCGAATTGTTCTGCGGTCATGGCCTGATCTCCTCTGCTCGCTCTACAGCAGCGTCTGCGACCTGATCGGCAGCTTCCACCGCGCTCTTGGGCACAACGCCCCCCACCGCCGCTGTAGCAGCCTGCTCGGCTATCCTGGCGCTGCTCTCGGCCATTTCGCCGCCGCTCTTGGTTGCTTGGTATGCCCAGCCTACAGGACCGTTCGCCCAACCAGTGATGACGATCGCGGTGGCCAGCACCAGGAAGGCATTGTTGTCGAGCAAGCTCTTGTCGATCGCGATCATGGCCAGCACGATCAGGACCAGGACGAAGCAGCCGGCGCCGATCCAGCCTCGCGCGTCGGGCCAAGCAAAACGGGTCATCGTGCCCAAGCTCCCGTCTTGCCGTGCAGCCACTTCAGGAACTGCCCCACGGTCTTGTTCTTGAGGATGGTCGGGTTGGCGCTGGTAGCCGCAGCCCCGGCGATCAGATCGGCCCGAGCGTCCACATCAGCGCTGATGATCTTGACTGCCATGCCAACGCCGAGGAAGTGCGCAGCGTAGAGCGAGGCGTTGTTGATCGGGATGCCCTTGGCACGCAGCACCTTGGCGTTCTTCTCGGTGAACGACTTGGCCCGCTGGGTCTGTTCCGCTTCCGAAGGCCGCAAGCCACCGAAGGGCTCGCTCATGTCTGGGCCCCACTTGCCGCTTTCAGCGATCCAGGTAGTGCGGATGAACTGGTATAGGCCCGATGCGCTGGACGTGCTGGCCTTCACATAGGGACGGTTGCCGCTCTCGATCTTGGCGAGCAACGGCCAGTAGCTGTCGGGAATGTCAGACATCGGCTTAGCCTCTCTCTCGGCGCCGAGCGCGTCCAAGATGTTGTGTAGGGCGAGCATGTTGCCCGGGTCGTTGAACACGCCAGGCGGGGCGATCTTGCGGACGGCCTCGAAAACGGGGGTGCGGGGATCGGTCATCGCGCGCTCTCCTGCAGACGGCGAAGTGCAGCCTGCTTCTGGCGATGGTTGTTCAGCTTATGGCGCGTGAGGCGACCGACGAAGTAGACCGCGCAGCCGATGCGAAAGAGGGCGATCGACCAGTCATCAAAGGGCGATGGCTTGAAGGTGATGGGCCCGATCGTCATCACGCAACCAGCGGCGAGCAGGCCCATGCCAAGGGACTCGACCCAAGTGAACGCCTTGGGCTTCCACACCAGCTTGAAACTCACGATGCAGAACACCGTGAACGACGCGACGACGTTGAGGACGTCGAATGCTACAGTCTCGGTCATACCTCCTCCTCTGGCTGTACGCCTCCGAGAAGGGTCTTGACCCGGCGCACGGCAAACGGGATCAGGATGTTGGACCCGGAGGCCATGAGGTAGTAAATCGCTCCGACGACGCGGATCTCGGGCGGCTCGTATCCGAACACCGAGTGAGCGACCCAAGGCGACACGAACCACGCGAAGGTCGTGCCCACGAACAGCGCCATGAGAATGTCAGCGGGCGACATGCGCGAGTAGGGCCGGAACGAAAGCGCAGTGACCGCGCCGGCCAAGCTGGCGAGCAGAGGCCACAGCCATCGGAGCAGAGGGTTGTCTTCGCTCATAGGTCGCACAGGGCTCCCCCTTGGCTTTGCGCTGGGCTGTCAGGCATCAGCTCGTTCTCTCGATCATGGGGCGGTGGGGCCACGGGTGGGGCGGCTCATCACCGGTTCAAACGGCGGATTGCGCTCAGGCGGAAGTAGACCGTCGCGGATGTCGGGACCGCGTTTGCCACCACCGCTCGCACGCGCATCTGCAGGTTTGCTGGCTCGCCAGTCAGCGTCACGGGCAAAGTCCGAAGGACGCCCGAGTAGCTGTCAGGGCCGAGCTGGTATCCGGCCGTAGCAGCAGCAATGTCGGATGCGCCGTCAAAGATGTTCGGACCTACGATCATCATGTCGAAAGAACGAATCCCGGAAGGTGTCTCCACCATCACTTCCAGGGTGGCATCGATCACGTCACCAGCTTGGAACTGGCTTTTGTAGAGGTCGATGTTCACCGTCCAGCGATGAAAGACCGGAGATGCGTCTGAACCGCTCGGAGTACCAGACAGCACAGCTTTCTGCCATTTGCGGCCGACCGCATCGGTATAGATGCTGTTGGCTGCGGCAGCGGACCCGCCGGCCGAGTTGGTGTAGGAAAAGTTGTCTACTACGGTGCCTAATCCCGCCATCAGGGCATTCGGTAGCAGGTTGCCGTTTCGGGCAATCATCTGCACGCCGTCGCGCGGAACAACCTCCCGAGCGCGCGGCAGGAACATCGCCAACGCGGCGCGGACTGCACGACCTTGAACGAAGGTCCCCCGCACCGTCATATGGATGCCATCGACGGTGGCCCAGGACGCTGCAATGGTCGGGTCTGTGCTGTCCGCCAGCGCGTTCCAGGTGTCAGCCACAGCCACGCCGCCAAACGGGTTATGCATGGCGTTGATGCCGTCGCGCACTGCAACATGCTCGGTCTTCAACGCGCCGCTTAGATCGGTTCGCGGCGTTTCGTTGGAGATGACGACCCGGATGCCCGCCGTCTTGAGCATGTTGATCATGGCGGTCAGATTGGCGAGCGAGTCGGCAGAGGTGTATTTCACGCCCGTCGCGGGGTTAGTGGCATTGCGATCGTTGGTGCTCGCGAGCAGGCAGCACACCTCGACGCTCGCCGCCTTCATTGCCGCGATGTCGGCAGGAAGAACCGCAAGCAGTTCGTCCGTTCGCCAACCGGAGCGACCGAAATTCAGCGCTGGCGTGGTGTCAAAGTTCTGCCGCGAAAGCATCCGCAGCCAATGCACATAGGAACGGTTCGACAGGTACTTGAGGCCTGAGCCGATTTGGCCCTGGATAGTCCTGCTATCGCCTTCAAACGCCACCACTGGGCCACGTAGCTGATCCTCAATAGCTAGCGTTCGCGCGCTGTTGACCGCGAGCGCCAAGTCAGCCTGGAGGAAGCGCAGGAAACCGAGAGATGATCCTTTGAAGATGATCGGCGCGGCCAGAACCCCGGAGAACAGATCACTTGCCGCAGCTTGGGTTCGCAGCATGAAGCCATTGATCGAACCGGACGATACAGTGTCGGCAATATCGGCAGCACTCAGAGTTCGCTGCACGTAATAGCAGGCCCAACCATTACCCACTTCGACCGAGGTGGTCATCGGGATGTTGGCCCTGTTCACACCCATGTTAAAGCCAAACTGTGCGTATTTCGTCGGGTCCACCAGCGGGTCTACCGTGAGGGCACGGGTGAAGATGGCCAGCGTCACGACATCGCCTTGTGCAAACCCGCTGTCGCTCAAATCAATAGGCGTGAAATACGGAGACACGATCTCAACGCGCTGTTGCTTCGCTGGATCCTGTAGCTCAAATTGGTAGCCGAATAGGCCGGGGATCGGGAATAGTTGGTTGTCGAGGTTGACAACCGAACCTGCCTGCACGGCGCCGGTGCCACTCGATGCAGCGATGGCCCAGTTCGATGCAAGCTTTACATCGGTAGCCGGCATCAACTGAGGTGAAGGAGCGTCCGACAGCATACGCGCGACGAGAGAACCCGTTGCCAATTTTCTTAACCCGACTTCGTATCCGTACCCCACGCCGGTGGTGACCGGCTCGGATGTCGACGCAACAGGCTCCTCCGGGTAGATCGCGGGCTGCGTCCGCTTGCCCATTAGCGTGAACAGTGTGGAGGACGTGATCACAGGCGGGCGCTTGCGCTGCTGACGCCAGAGCAGCCAAAAGGCCTTCTCCAGCCCCTCACCCTTGGCGTTGTAGTGCACGTCGTTGGAGGTGGTGGTCTCCATGACCGAGCGGGGATTGATCCCGGCATCGTAGTCGGTCTGGTCGTTGCTCGAACCATCGCGGCCGAACCAGCGCACGTAGTCCGAATTGTTGTACTTCTGCCCGCCTACCGTGACGATCGCGTACCGATCGCCGAACAGCTGGTAGAACTGGCCATCCGTGTAGCCGTTCGCCTGCGTGCCGTTGAGGTAGCGCAGCGCGGTGTAGAACGGCGTGCCGGTGGTCCAGTTGTTCTGCGGGCTGAGGCCAAGGACCGTGATGGGCTGGCCGACCGTCTCAGCCGCGATGAGTTGCAGGTCCTCCAGTACGCGCGGGTTGATGTCGTTCGGGAACACCGGATTGCCAGGACCGGCAAAGGCGTAGTTCTGGCTGAGACGCGCCGTGACCTCATGTGTCTTCAGGCGCGCGAGGTTGTCCGGCACGAACGGCGACTGCGGATCGATCGGCGTGGCGCCCAAGCCATCATCCGCCGTGAACTTGTAGGACGGCGTTCCACCGTTGGGCACCGACATGAGGCCATGCCGCCCGCCCCAGGTGCCAGCCTCCGAGCAGTGCGTCGAGATCGTGTCGCCTGCAAACGTGCTCAGGAAGCCATGAGCCGCGAACAGGTCGAACGACGCGGGGTTGTCCCCCACCGCCGAAGCAGAAGGCGCAACACCGTTGATTGACGTGACAGCCACGCTTGTGCCGCTTGCCGGGATCGTATTGCCGGCTGCAGTGCAGAGCAGCTTGCGTACGCCCAGGCGATAGACCTGCTTGGCGCCGCTGCTGTACTTGGCGACCACCACGGCGTCGCGGCCCAGGTCGGCAGCGGCGCTTGCAGCCCAGGTGTTGTCGAGCATGCTGTCGCCAGTGAACAGCAGCGGACGCAATGCGTCGTAGTCGAACGCCTGCGTGTCAATTGCGCGGATGCCGCCCCCAATCGGCAGGGTGAAGTTGCCCCACGACAGCGTGAAACCGTCCGCCTCACCGTCCCACTCAAGCATGGCACGCAGAGGCGAAGTGGTGGACAGCGCTATGGCACGAAAGCCGTAGATGCGAGGTTGGTATAGCTCACCGATGTTGGCGAGAGCGGTGGGCATCTGCTCCACGTTCGCAGCAGGCAAAGTGCCTTGGAACGGAATGATGTCAAGCTGCTGCCGCTCCCGCTCGGTCCATAAAAAGCACCACTGTGCTTGTGCGAGGAACCCGCCCTCGCGGGTGGGCCCGTCACGATCACCCGCAAGCCGCCACTCATATTCGCGCCATTCTTGGAATAGCCCGCTTGCGTCTTGCGTGACCTTGAACGTCAGGCCGCGCTTGCGTTGGTCGAGCGGGATGGCGTCACGATCAGCAATGCTGCCGGAGCGCGCTATTCCAGGAAGAGAACCGTTGAAGGTCGCAGCGGCAGCATTCGTCTGATCGATAGCTTGCTGGATTAGAGCCAAAGCTTCGGTCGGATCGCCTTGCTCTGCGACGACGGCCGCAACAAGCACATTGAGCTCAGAGAACGCCGCAAGCACGCCCTCACGCGAAGGCTGCTTCGTAAGCGAAGGCGGATTGCCGAAAAGTGCATCCCGAAGGGTGTCTATTGCGCTCACGCCATCGCCTTTAGAAGTATGTTACGTGCACATACTCTGCGGTGACATATTAGACAAGCTTGTTGAAATAATCGGAAAGTCAGTTTGCTTTGGCGATGACTTTTTGTTGCGGCAAACCCGTGCTTGAGGGCTCGACACGATAGGTCCATTGCGCCGATGGATCTGGGCCCGCAACCGGCTGCAGCTTCCCATCCTTGTGGATCATCGCTCCAACGATCGGATTAGCCTTGGCGGTCACGTTACGGTGCCGCTCACTGGGCCGGTCGGTGCTGCTTCTAGATCGGCCCCGTCTGTCGCCACCACCCAATAATACCACGTTCCCGCCGCGACCGTATCTTCGACTGACTGCACTTGGCCGACGCCTCCACCAAAGCTGTCTACGACCTTGGTTGCCGAGCCGAAGTCTGAACTCGAATTACGCCAGACGTCGGACGAGAAGAACCGCAGATCATTGGGGTTCTTCCATGTGACGGTTGCCTGTCCGGTGCCGCCTTCGATTGTCAGGTTCGTGGCAGGTGGTAGCACAGCCGTTGTCGATTGAACTGCGTACTCGAACGCCGGCCCGCGTCCTGCAGTGGTGACGTAACGATATCGGACGGTGTAGTCCTGCCCTTCCAGCAGAAGCCCGCTGGTAGCGGTAGTCTGGTTGATCGACATGGGCATCCAGGGATCGGACTCATCGCCCGTGATATCCGCCGTCAGGATGTACTCGGCGGTGTAGGTCGCATCGTCCCGGGCCAGCGCCGGGAAGTCTATGCGGATCGCGCCGTCTGACAGGTAGACGTTCTCACCCGTGATAGCTGGATAGGCCGCTGTTGTGGTTGATCCATCCACCACCGGCTTAGGCTGCTCCTCCCCGGCAAGCAGCGTCCATCGGCTAGAGCTGATCGGCACCGCGCCAAACCCCGTGAAGATGCCTGCGCCATCAAGCTCAACCGGCGTGGCGATCTCATAATCACCGGCAAAGGTGTTGTCGTAGTTCATGGTGATTATGCGCTCATGCCGCGCCTGCAGGCCGCGCAAGTTCACGGTCGGGCCGATCTTATGCCGAGGCTGAGAGCGCATGCCGATGCCCTTGGCGAGGCGCATGGCCTGGTTGTGGTTCTGGCAGGCCTGAATCTCGACCGTGAGGAACTTGGGCGTGGTCAGCGGATCATAATACAGCGGATTGATCCAAGCGGCCGAGGGCTGCACCGTGTAGTTCGCATCGGGCTCGGTATATTTGACGATGACACCCTGCGTCTCACTCTCGCCGTCTTGAGCCTCTACGCTCGACATGGCCATGATGTCGCGGTTGCGAGAAAAGGAGAGGGTGGGCGTGTACCAATAGCCTACGCGCACCCACGACTTTCCATCCTCGTCGAACACGATCTGGCCGTCGCAGGCCAGCAGGATTTCCTTCTCGGCGTCGACCCGGCGCTTGCTGTCAACGATCGAGACGCCAGCCTCGTACCGCTTCTGCGTACCCTCGATCCCTTCCACGTCCTGGTCGCAGATAGTGGCCTGCTCGCCTATGCGCTGCCAGTTGATGGAGCTTTCCGGCTTGCCTCGCCCGAATGGGTGGGTGCGAAACCATGCCCAGATCAAGGCTGCATTGCGGCTTGGCTTGTAGGTGGAGCGATTGCCGAGAACCTGGCTAGGATCGCGCGGATCGTAGACGTTCGCCCAGTCGCCCAGAACGCTGATCGCCGGCTCACCAAGGCCGAATGGCCCGCGCCAGCGATAGATCTTATAGCGATGCTCAATCTTGAGCGCGTCCATGCAGACGACGGTATAGGTGGTGCCGGCAAGTAGATGCTCGGTGGCTGTCCACTGGGGGAGAGCGGCGGTCAGCTCGGCTATGCCGGGAGGGACAGGGTTGGCCTCGCTGTAGGTTGTGGTCCAAAGGCGAACATAGCCCTTACCTTGGCCGTCAGCGTCGGCAGGGTCCTTGTCCTTGTTCTCCTTGAGGCGGAACTCTTTCTGCTGAACGTAACGATCTGCTCCGACTGTGACCGGCTCGTCGTCTAGGAAATAGCCGTACGAGGGTTGCAGGATCTCATCGCTGTTGGCGACAATGTACCAGAAGCGGCCTTGGGCATCGAATTCACCAAACATGGCGCCGCCACCGGACCTAGCGCGACCGGCGTGCAGCCAGCGGGGTGGGTCCGATATCTTAACGTTTGTTTTGCCGGCTTCCATGGAAGGTGAGCGGACACCTCCCATCAAAACGGATTGAATAATGTATGTACCAGCGGCGACAATTACGGTCCCGATTACGGACGCAACAAATGCGCTGGATGATCCAATAGCCGCTGCGAGATTGGCGGCAAACAGGCTCGTCGGCCCCGCAAAGTAGATCAGCGCGGCTACCGCCACCAGCGCGACGATCTTCTTAAGAAATCCCACGCCAAACACCCCGCCATTTGACAAGCTTGAGCGGCACTTCAATCGTGCCGCGTTCAAGACGCACAACGACCCGATCACCCGTGCAAAGAGCCGGGATCACGTAATCTGCGTCTGCAAGTAAGCCGACAACGTCGCCTCGCCGTGGATCGTCATCGACAGGCGTGCCTCCTACGATTTCCATAGTCGCTTCCATGCCGCCCAGCTCGGCAAGCAAGACCATGGCCTCGTCATTATCGCAGTAAGTGCCCGCGAAATCGGGCATGGCCGGTGCAGCGCCCAAGCTGACAAAGTACGCTGCCGCCGACAGAACGCAGTCATTCACGCCGTATTGATGAGGATGCCGCCGCCACTCTTGCAGCGTTTGATCGACGATATCCATCAAGGCACCTGGTAAGTCCGGTTGGCCAGCAAGGCTAAGAATTCAGCGCCACGATCAATCGGCACACCTAGCTGAGCGGCGCGACGTTTCTGCATTGTGTCAGCATAAGTGCGATCCGGCGTTTCGCTCCGGCCATGGTTGTTGTCTTTGGCAGTGATTGAAACAGTGTAGGTTTTTACAACCGCGCCTGATGCAATACGAGCGATTGTCTCAGAGAACTTAGGAGAGAACATTGTCATCTCCTTATAGAAAGAGAGCGGGGTATTCGGACGCAGGCCCTCGCCCTCTATAAACAGTGCAAGGTAACAGGTGAGTGATCGGCCAAATACCTGTGCCTGTTCAGACTTCAGCCCTTCGTATAGGGCAAGTATCTCATCTTCTTGTCCCGGCATTGTTGGGATATTGAACGAGAACGCGTACGAGGCTGAAGTGCCGTCGCGACCATCCTGCAGCGAGGGGGTCTTGTGCAAGTTAGTACCGTTTGCGTCGAGCGTCCCCAGCCACTCGTTCCCAGCACTGTCCGTAAAAGAGCCTTGCCCATCCCAGAGCCGCACTGGCTCGCTCTTGAAATCATAGAGCCAGCATTTGCGCACAGTGGCGATGATATCGGTGACGTCACCCGACGAGCCGAGTATTTCATCAAGCTGGGAATAAAACTCGCTCACGCACGATTGTTACGCCTGTAAGCAACTTTCTGCAACTATGAACAGGCTAGAAGGGTCTAGCCACGATCAACATGCGACACACGAAGGCATTGCGAGCGCAATTTTGCCACCTCTTTGTCAATCGCCTTTGACTTGACGGGATGGCGATAGAAGCTGCGAAGAAGAGTGGCGCCGCCAACTGACCGGACTTTGTAGCTCTGCCAAGGCCCAGATTTTGGCCAAGTATGCGGCGCGACATCGATATCGTTGCCGCTATCAACTGGGATAACTATTGCATCTGCGCGCCGGCCAAGCTCCCGCGCTATGCATGCTGTCGCATCGGCCACGGTCATATCCAGTGTCATCACCTGCCCCCAGTCGCGGTGTGGGTAGTCAGTGTCCGACCGTGCTGACGCGGTGGTGGCGACTACGGCGAGGATGAGGGCTGGCCATTTCATAACACTTGCCCATCATCGTTGAGTAGGTTCAGTTGGCGGGGCGCGGCGACGTGCCGCTTGACCTTAGTGACTACGTTTTCCGTGACCAGCCCTTTAGGCGTTTGCTTTTGAGTAAACTCAACCTCGCAAATGAGTACATCGCCCTTTGCGAACCGGATCTGATTGCGGTCCACACGTGCAAGAAACTCTTCATCTCTGATGACTGCGCTCACTGCGCTAGAACCGTCATGCAGCCGCCACTTGTTATCTTCTTTGAAAGCAAGTGACAAAATAGAAAAGGCGGCTTCTCGCGTGTCTTTGACTAACACCCGCTCTGGTATTTCCGGCGCACGAAAGGACTCAGCCTCTTCTTTTGTTACACGCTGATCAGGTAGAGCGCGATCTCCAAACTCGACTAACTGGATGCCCGGCGCTTGCAGCGGCTTGTGAACCACGCGTTCAAGGGCCGAACGAACGGCCAAATCTTGATAGAGCCTTAATAGTTCAGTCGGGACGTCAAAGCTCTCGTCGCCGTACGTGACACGCAACATGTTGCCGGCAAGTCGCTCGACTCGATCAGGCGCTCTGCCGCGATGCCTGCGAAGCCACCATACCAACCCCGTGGCGCCAATCAGCAGCTCTTTCAGGTTTATGGCGGCTGTGACCATATCGCCGGAGAGGAGCGATATGGCACCATCTTTCCAGCCCTGAACAATGTCGAAGATTACGCTGAAGCATCCAGGTTCATGCGCTCGAACATTGACCTTCACCTCTGCCGACTCACCATTCAGCAGCAGGTTCATGGCGTCGAACAACTCGCCAACGCCAAGCATGGCGGGTGCTAAGTCGCGAACGTCCATCTCGTGGTTCTTGAGCGCAGGACCGTCGTAGGTCAGGGTGAAGTCAGCGCGGCTCATAGCTCTCAATATGCTGGGGGCACTGCGATCGTAAAGCGGAGATGTGTGGCCTAGGGCTGGCCAGGATCAGACCACAGCTTCCTGCAACACAATGTTCCCCGGTTTGACGTGTCCTAAATTGTTGTAGGCGGCGCGGATATCGGCGCCATTGCTGATCCGCCCGGTGAACCAAGGCCGTAGGTAGCAATTGTCACCAGCCACGATATTCCGGCGCAGGGGCGGTGTCACGATCGCGGTAGCGACGTCGCCATCATAGGTCACGTCATCGATCAGATATGTGTCGAAGTCATGGCCTACGACATGACCCGGCGTTACGACCGGCCCTACGCCAGTCAGATCGAACTTCATCACCACCGAGCCCTTCAGCGCGTCAGCGGCGTACCGGCCTGTGAAGTCGCCGTCCCAGTTCTCTTGGTTGGACCAAGCCTGCTGGTTGCTCCACGGCACGGCCACTTTGCCACGCTTGCGGCTGTAGGCAATCTGGGGCGTCGGCGCGAGACGTACCCGGAACACCTGCCCGCTGATCTTGGACATGATCCACGACGCTAGCGGGAAGTCCCACTCGGTATCGATGATGGCCGGAGCGATCTCAAGCACGCCGAAGCCGCCCGGTTCGGGCGTGATGAACTGCGCGCCGCCTGACGTCAGCCCGCCATCGTAGCCAGCGCCAGGCGAATGGAAGAGCTGCGTCTCAATGCGAAAGGTGGGGAACTGGTAGACCTTCATGACGCGAACGACCCATCCGTGTCGAGCTGCTGAAGCAGCGTCTGCAGATCCCGTTTCACCTGATTGTATGTCGCCTCGCCGCCCTGGCGCACCATCGAGGCGATGCCATCGAGGCCTACCGCCCCTGCGAAGCTGAAGGAGTTGTGCACGTCACCCATGCGGATAGCGGGCTTGCCGCCGCCGCCATGCGACTGCACCCCCAGCTTACCGTTCGGGCCGCGCGTGAGAGGCATGATCGCCTCAGGGCCAGCTTCCCCCATCTCGCCAAGCTGGGCACCCTTGGCAAAGCGGAACAAGGTGGGCTGGCTTACCACTGTGTTGGTGAACGCTCCGCCCTTGGCGAAGCGCTCGGCGGTTCCATAGGCACCCCCCAACGCGTTGAGCGTGACGTTACCGGCGCTCCACCCGGATGTGTCGACGGCCTTGAGCCCCCCGCCGCCGCCTGCGAAGATGCTGTCGAGGAACCCGTTGAGCGTCTTGTCCAGCAGCTTATCGATGATCCGGTTGAGGCTATTGATCGCGCTATCGGCAAAAGCTTTAGAGGCATTGCCGCCCTCGCGCACGCCGTTGATCCAGTCAGAGAAGAAACTCTTCGTCACCTCGCGGGCGTCCGCGATGGCCTTTGCCTGCTGGTCTATCGCATACTTGGCCTCGGCATACGCATCGGCTTGGCGGTTGATCCTGGTGAAGTTGATGTCTTCTTCCGCAACCCCGGCGGTGCGCTGTCGGTTGATCTCCTGTTGAGCATACGCGTAAGCGATAGCGGCCTTCTCACCCAGCCCAAGCGCTCCACGCTCGGCATCAAGCTGACGCATGGCGACGTTGTGCGAGTAGTCCCGATCGGCATCCGCTTGCTTGAGCAGGTTCTGGTATTCCTTGTCTGCCAAGGCGTTGGCGGCGCTGCTGATCACCTGCCGATCGTTGTCAGTGAGGGGCAGGGCGTTCTTGCCACGAGCTGCCTTCAACATCTCTTGTTCGTGACGCAGCGCGGATAGATCGCGATTATAGATGCCGATCTGTGCCGATGCGTCTTGCAGCGCCGCGAATTCCTCAATGGCAGCCTGCTTCGTGTCTTCGCGGAAGGTGGCGAGCCGGTTTGCCTCCGATAGTTTGGCAAGATCGGCGGCGATGCCCGAGATAGAGGCGCGCTGGGCGGGAGACAACTTGAGGCCATGCTCGGACGCTTTGTTGAGCAGATCCTGCTCGTAGGTGACCCGGGCCAGCGCTTCGCCATAGAGGCCGATTTGCATGCGCGCCTTGTTCAGGTCGTTCTCGGTCTTGGCGGCGTCCTTCAGAAGGTCGTCGAAGCCGTAGGTGTCCTTTGCCTTCTTTTCGCGGGGCTTGTCGTACATGGCCTTCGCCATTTTGTCCTGCCGATCGCGTGCATTCTTCTGCGACTGGCCGACGACATCATCCATGAATTTCTGCGCTTCTCGGTACTGGTCCTTGAAGCTCCCGCCGACAATCTCCAGCAGGCTTTCCTTCTTGCCCGTTTTGATGTTGTCGAGGATGCGTGGGATGACGTTCTGCAAGCCAGTGAACGCGGCATAGACGCCAGCGAGCGAGAACCGCACGGCAGTCACCAGCCAATCGGTGAAGCTGCTCCACTTCTTGCTCAGGTCATCTGTCGTGATCCCGAACGCGTTGGCGATGCGCTCCCAGCCTACTTGGAACACAGCCTTTGCTGTATCCCCCCAAGTGACCGTAACGGCATTTAGCTTGGCCACCTCCGCCTTGGTGTAACCCATGGCCGTGGTGTACTTCTTCAAGCCGCTGTCATCGTTGGCCTGAGCGGCCAGTGCAGCGATGCCAGCAGCGGCAAGCGCTAGTACCGCGATCAGGGGGGCAAGCGGCGCCAGCATGGCCAGAATTGACGCAGCTGCCGCTCGGAACACCGCGCTCACACTGGTGCCAGTAGCGACGGCCTTCTCTTGCAAAATATCAAAGAGCTGAGGGCCCTGCTGCACGGCTATCAGGAAGGGGGACATCCCCGACGCTGCGGTCACACCAATGTCGGCAAGCTGCCGTGATGCGTTGAGGCCCTCGCGAGCGGTGAACCTGATGGCAGTGGTGGCACTGTTCGCCCCCTCAGCCACCTTACCCAGGCTCTCACGGTATGCGACGATGTGAGCGTTGCTCTCTGTCTGGCTGCTAGCCTGACCTTGGAGGCTCTGCCTATACGCAAGCACATGGGCGTTCGCGTCACGCTGCGCCGAGGCCATTGCCGCTAGATGCTGCGTGTAGGCGACCACATGAGCGTCTGAGGCCACCAAGGCGGTTGATGCCGCCTTTTGAGAGATCACCATCGTTTCGAGGTGCTGCCGATAGGTGGTCACATGAGCATCGGCGTTACCGAACGAGCGTGCCGTATTATCATTCGCTGCTGACAGCGCCTTTTCAGACGCTGTCGCTTTGTCCAAACTGCCGATGATCGCATTTAGCTTAGCGTCCATTGACTGAACGCTGGCCACCAGCTTGGCGATCGACCCTGATGTAGGGCTCGCTGCAGCGCCAGCACGCTTGGCCGAGTCTGCAAAGCGATCAAGGTCATTGGCAGCGGTTACGACCGTGCTGCTGTCGATCGACAAAGAGAGGGCGGCAACGTCCATGGCTTATGAGGCCCGCCGATGGGACGATGCGCTGCGAAACGCCTCCATGGGAGATGATGCCTCTGGCGGGGCGTCTTCGGTCTTGTTCGCTCGCATCAGGTAGACCCCATCCAACTCGCGAATGCAGAACTCGAAGGTCTCCGCGTCCTCATCACTCCACCCGGCGGTGTGCCGGTCAATGGCGCTAGCCGGGATTGGTCCAATGCCCATTCCGATCTGCCGCTCGGTCGATAGCCGCCAGAAGTCCTCAAGCCACCCGCTAAGCCCTTCAAGGATTTCAGGCGGCTCAAGTTCATCTGGCAGATCCAGTCCTTCAACCTCGGCCTGCTCCTGGGCCGCTTTCCACTCTTCCAAGTGGTCGAGGGTCCAAAGCAGGGCCGCTGTTAGTTTCCCGCCGCCTCCTTGGCGGTCTCGGCAATTCGTTCAGCGACACTGTCGCCAGCCCATTCGACGCCGCGCCGGAATGCCTCGCCAATGCCGAAGTCATCATCAGCAGTCAGGATCGCAGCCGCCTTCTTCGCGTCAAACTTGAGCGGCTTGCCGTTTTCGGTCACACCGGACCAGTCTAGAAGGATGTGTTCGGCCAACGGGCTGCCGGCGGAAACCCCGAAGGCGACAATGCCCTGATCGGTGCGGAGCTTCTTGCCGCTGCGACGCGCAAGACCAGCAGTCGCCACCTTGAACGGCTTGTAATTGGTGCTGCGGACCTTGAAGCGGATACCCTCCATCTCAGGAATGTCGTCGACCCACTCACCTTCGTTGAGGTCAACCTTCTTGCCGATGTTGCCGATGTCCATGTTTGCTCTCTCTCGGGCCATTCGGGTCTAAGAGCGGCAAAGGACCCGAACCCTGCCGCTCTTAGCTCAATCAGATTTCGACGATGTTGGAGTCGACCGCGATCGACCAGGACCGGAGCAGGGGGGTGTTGGCTGCGCCGCCGCTCTTCGAACCGGGCATGGCAAGGCCGTAGAACAGGTCGGTTTGACCTGCTGGCTGCGCGGTAGCTGTGATGGAGGTCGCAGTCCCAGCGGCAGTGGTGGCGACGGCCGAGCCGCCAGGCGTTGCCGATACGTTGAACGTTGTGGGGGTGAGCCCCGCCGACAGGACGTAGTAGACCGTACCAGCGACCAGCCCAGTCGGCAGCGTGCCCCCGGTCGGCGTGAAGATTACGGGGGAGCCAGCGTCCAAGCCATGGCCATTCTGCCAAGTGACAACCGCAGGCGCTCCGACGCTGACGGTCACGATATCGTCGGCAGCGCACCCGGCACCCCACTCGACCTTGAAGGCGTAGGGCGAGCAGCTTTCGATTGCTTGCTTGAACTTGATCTGGCCGGGATCATTCTGGCGCGGCGCGAACGTGTTTTCCATTGAGGCGCCAACAAGGGTGCCCTTGATCTGGCGAGTACGATTGCTGTCGATGAAGTCTTGGCTGATCATCTGTTGAGTGTCGCCAAGCGAGCCGCTTTGCGTCCACCCGCTGATCTCGGTCCACTGGTTTTCCTGCCCTACGAAGTCAGCAAGCGCGACCTCATCTTTGGGAGCGACCCGAGTTCCGATATAGATCTTTGATCCTGCGACAGCTTGCAGTGATGCCATGACAAGGCGCTCCCGTGGCCCAGGCCATGGCTGGGCGGTTCCTGAACTATCGGAACATTACACATAAGCATCTCGTAACGCAACATTCGTGCGTGACCGCGAATGATTAGTTCTCACACCTAGTCAAAGATGGAGTGTGACACCTCTTTTTCGCTGATGTTGAAGCGCTTGCTTATGAAGTCGATGACTTGCTTACCCGCAAGAGTGGGCGCCATCTTATGGCCCTTGCAGGTTAGGCAATGGATGCTCGGGGCGAGCTCATAGGTGTTGGTCTTGCGATACTTGCCGGTGCCGCCACAATCGGTGCAGGGCTCCTCCAGTGGCGGCAGTCCTGAGTTATGACCTTCTATCATTCTGCGTCCGTTCTGTTGCTGACGATCATAGATTGAAGGCATTGCGGTGGCGTGTCTACGGACGGTTGATCACATGGATGACCAGAGCACTCGAACGGGCAACACGCGGTAGGCCCCGTCCACATAGGCAGACATGGCCGCCGCATCTTGCGTCACTCGCAGCCGCGACGGCCCAAAACTCATGCAGGTGTCTGCCGGAAAGTGCGCGGCGATCTGCCCCCCAATCTCCTTGAGCTGAACGTGAGATACCGGCCTGGTGATCGGCCACTGCACCGTGATCATCAGCGTGCCGCTCCGCACATGATCAACCCCCGAGATGCCCATACGCTGCGGTTCATTAGTCACATCGCTTAACAGCAGGAACGGCATGGGTAGGCCGTGGTTATCCTGGCCCTCCTCATTGGGCGAAGGCCCTTCGCCTTCGGTATGCACTGGAGGGGTGATGACCTCGCCAGGATCAAAGCGCAGCATCGCGGGGCTAGTCACCAAAGTGTCGACACGAGCCTTGAGGGCAAGCCAGTCAGTCGTTTCGAGCGAGGGCATTATCGGCCTCCCATCTTAGCGGCCTGACGCATAACGATCTCCGGCCACTTTGCTGCCGTCGCATCGGCAAAGCCAAAGCCGGCCTGGTTGTAGGTGCGACCCAAACTGTCCGTGCCGACGAAGCCAAAGTTCTGCCGCCGCGAGTAAGCGGCCTGCCAACCCAGATATACCGTATCGCCAGGCTCAATCGCCGCGATGCCGGATGTCAGAGCGGCATTGAACGGCCCTTCCTTGATGGTCGGAGGCTTGGTGTCGACGATGACAGAGCGCCCAAGGTTACCTGTCTTCACAGGCACCCGGCCACCGTTCGGCAAGGTGCGTCCTGCTTCGTTCGCAAGCTCTTGCACGCTGTTGCGCAGGAGGGCCGTAAGGTTGCCGGTGGCGGCACTGGCCCACACAAGCGGGTCTATGCCGGTCCAGCCCTCCGCGCCCACTTACTTGGCCTTGGAAGCGGGCTTGCTCTCGGCAGCCTCAGCGGCTTCCTTGCGGTGGTCAGCACCTGCGTCGATCCCGATCATGACCCGTAGGCCTTCTACGGTGATGTCCATCGCTTCAGCCATCTTCCCGTGCATGATCGCATCGCGAAGGGTCTTGCGGCGCTCTGAGCAGTCTTTGCATGCCATGGTACGTCCTCCTTACAGCCCGAAGGCCCAGTTGATGTCTTGCTGCCCTCGGCAGCGGCAATTCGCGTTGTTCTTCACGCCCCCGGCAGGATCGTGCGGGTACAGCATCACCGAGCCGTCAGGCAGGAAGAAGTACCCGCCTAGACCATCGACAGAGCGCCCATTCATGCTGAAGTGCCAATCGCGCGCGTGACGAATGCCGCCTTGGTGTATCCAGGTCTTGGTCACGGCATCGTCGGGGAGCCCGACCTTGTCGAGTGATTGTTTCGTGGCTTCGGCGCGGGCCATCTCCACCCCCTGTGCAGTCTCGGTGCGAGCGATATCCTCAGCACGGCGGGCAAGCAGGCGATCGGAGTACTTCGCGGCCATCTCATCGACCTTATCACGGGTCAGCGGGTTCGGCTTGCCAGCGGCGACGTCCCGAACAGCCTTCTTGATGGATCGATCAAAGCGGCGGTCACGAAGCGTCATGCCAGTGCCTTCCTTCCACTTTCCGTCCTTATCAAAGCTGCCCAGCACCTTGGCCATCTCATCAGGGTCGTCCGAGAGGAGGCGCTTCCGCATGCTGTCGACATAGGTCACCTGCGGATCGGACAGACCGATGATACCTCCCTCGCGCTTGCCGCTGAGAGGGTTGATGCGGCCGGCGATGTCAGTGGCGATCGTCTGAGGACCTTCTCCACGCTGAAAGCCGTCTGCGATGACCTTGCGCGCTTCCTCGATCTGCTCGTCAACGTAGCCTGCAACACGCGAAGCCGCCTCAGTCCTGATCTTCGCCTCGGCGCGCGGGTTGGTCATGTCGAAACGAAACTGGATGACGGTCGGATTGCCACCATCAAGCGCAGCGGGGAGCGGGACAGGCGCGCGTGGACCCGCTGGCCCTCTAGATCGCAGATCAGGGCCATCACGCTTGAGGACAGCAGTGCGATCGTCGGTCAAGCCGCGAGATACGACCGCACCAGCTTGGGCAAAGGCTGACTGCCGCTCCACCGCGTACTGCGAGAACGCGCCTGGCTCTATGTTAAGTGCGTCGATCGCTGCGTCGATGTCGTTACGGCGCAGGGCCTCCACAAGCGCAACGAAGTCGATGCCCGAGCGCAGCAACAGGACCGCCGTCAGAAACGCCGCAAGGAGTGCAGGCTCAAGATCCTGCAGCAGTTGGTCAAGCTCGTCATCCATGACTCACCTGCGAGCCACAAATTGGATAGCGCACGCCGTACCTGCCGCTGGAATATTCTTGCATGACAGGATCGTCACCGGCGAACCGTCCACCTCGATGGTATCGGTCGGCTTATATGATCCCGACCATGGCGCAACGGTAAGAAGCAGATCGGTCGCAACGATCTGGCCGCCGTTCTCGACAGGTGCCCCGACCATCTCCTTGCCGACGCCGCGCGCTACACCGTCAAGCGGCGTCACCTGACGCACAGGCTCAAGCGGCGCATCCCATAGATTTGGCGGAGGTGGGGCAGGCGTATAGCGCACCAGCTCGATCTTGCCCTGACCCAGGCCGCCCTTGTTCGTCGGCGCAAGTAGCCGCTGAGAGGTGGCCCGCATCCTGGTGTAGATGTCGGCCATGTCAGCTACCAAGGCTCCACATGAAGGCACCGCCGGACTGATCGCAGATGAACTGTCGAAGGGCACCGTCTATAGCAGGGTCGACGAAGCTCACTGCCGCACCCGTGGCTGACTTGCCATCGTCGAAGTATTCCACCTCGACCGCGCCATCTACCTTCTCGCGCCGCACGCGTTCGCCAGGGGTGACAGCCGAGCCGAACAAGATGCCTGGCGATGATGCCTCAAGCCATGCCGCCCGGTAGCTGGCATTCACCACAGCAAGCGGGATCACATCATCCGCGATTGCGATAGTGCAGTTCAGCGATGCGCCGGTGCGCGGCCAGCCATTGGCCTGATTAACCCCATCTGTGCGTTGGCCCGACCACATCTCTTCATACAGACTATCGAGATAGGCCGAACCGCGAGCGCGTAGCACTGCTGGGCCTGGGCTATCCGATGGCAAGGTGTAACCCATGCTTGCCAGCCACAGGCCAAAGCTGATGTCGTCACCGTACCCTGGGAACAAATCCGGCGATGCCGCCGAGCCGAATGTATCAGCGGGCCGGATACCTAGAAGAATGCTTTCCTCCAGCTTGCGTCCGGCGCTCGTCTGTATCTTTACATTAATTAGATTGGTTTCGCCCCCCTCTCCACCTGCGAGGAGGTAATCGACGTAGCCGCTTGTAGCTGTGGCAGGAAAGGTAGATTGATTGATCACAACCGTGCCAATGGCAACAGTCGCATCATATGCTGTGGCGGTTTCACCAGCGTCCAACAAGGCGGCGAATTCGTGTCGCCGCGTATCAATCTCTTGAGGAGCTTTGGGCACCCAGCTGATAGCCATGTATTTCTCCTATCGCCCGAGAGACACGGCTAGGCGGCTGCGTCCGAAGCTCGCGCTTACGCGTCGCAGGTAAGCACTGTGGGCGGTTCGGCGCTCGGGCGAATATAGCGGGCCGTTCGGTGCCCCAATCCCTGATGCGGCGGCGATGACGCCAATTAGCGAGACATTAGCCGAACCAGCAACAGCAAGTTCACCGCCTGCGGTTGCGATGAGCGGAGCCAGGATTGATACTGATTCACCGGCCAGCCTGATCGCGCCGTTTGCACTGCTTGAAAGCGGTGAGAGCGTGAGGGCTGCGGTGCCCTCGATGGCGGCTTGTGCGGCAAGACTTCCGGATGCTGACCCGGTGAGAGCCGCCAAACCGCCCGCAGCTTGCCCTCGAACAATCAGCGAACCCGATGCAGCCCCGCTTGCTGCCAGCAAAGCGGTGTAAGATGCGGCGGCGATCGTAACCGCACCGCTAGATGAAGCAGCTAGTATCCCGAGCACCGCGGCCGCGCTTGCAGACAGCAGCATCCCGCCCGCAGCTGAGCCCGTCAGGCTGGCAAGCGCGGATGATGCCTGACCGATTACGCCAGATGCGACTGCGGCACGGATCTCAATGCTGGAGGTGCGATAGCGGAAGCCGGTGCCACCGCCCGTCACGGCAGACCAAGACGTGACTCCGCCGTTTGTATCGTGGCCAGCTACTTCGGCGCTGGTTCCAATGATCTGGTCAGAACGATTGACCGAGCCGGATGGTGGCGTTTCAACAGGTTGGCTGGCAACGCGAATACCGACGAACGATGCCACCCATGACGTGCCATCGGTGTTTTGTAGCGTCAGCGCGGGATAGGTAACGGCGGCGATATTTGTCGCGGTTGCGCTGGCACCGATCGGTATCGATTGATCTGCACCGCGATAGACGTGAGCGATAACACCGGTTGCGTTAGTCCAAGAGCCCGATGTTTCAGATGACGATGCGGCAATCTTATAACCGAGCCGATGGCCTTGTGTATTGGCGGCGCTGTTTTGGCCTCCTGCCGTTGTGTAACCAGCAGGCAGCGCTGGCGCGAGGCTAGCGCTATCGTTGTAGGCAAATATGACAATGAGATCGCCAGCGACATGCGAAGGCAAAGCGACGTTATCTGCCGCTGCCGCCGTTTGTCCAGTAAACGAAATCGCCACCGCGCCGGCCTAGATCAAGCGTTCGCGTCGGTGAGCGAGTACGCCGAGATCGAGAACGCCTGCCCCAACGCAAACGAGGTATTATCGACCGTCATGTCACCACCGCCGCCTGTAGCGGTCACAGTGCCTTGGACGTGGCAGGTCGTGCCGTCGCTGGTGTAGATGCGATAGTGCGCCGCCGTGCCCGTCGCGTCGGCACTGGTGTCCTCCCAAGTTCCCGACTTGGCCTTCGTACCGCCCGATGCGGCGGCCATCCAGTCAGCCGGCAGGTTAAGGGTGGCCAGCACCGTACCCGAGTCGGCAGTGCCGCAGCTCGCGGGGGGAGCGCCGGTCCTGATCTTGAGGATGGCGGACGTGCCAGTTGCTGCTTCGATAGCGTCAAGGCGAGCATTGCGAACGGCAGTGGATAGCTGGATGGTCATGGCGATCTCCGGTCAGTTGATGAGGGCAATGATGGTGGCCCAAAAGATGAGGGACACGGCGAGAGCGGAGATGAGACCGTAACGGCGCACGGCCATATCAACTTCCCGGCAGCGCGAGGACATCGAACTGCACGCCAGCGGCAGCGGTGGTCAGCGGCGCTACCACGGCCCCCAAAAGGCTGACGGTGACAGCCTGGGTCGACCAGCACTTGATCGTCGCACCCGTCACGGTGACAGTTCCAGTCACGGGAAGGCATATGGGAGCCTGGAGCGCGTTCGAGGCAACATAAGGCGTCACCGTCAGCTTGGGCACAGAGGGCATCTCCGGCCACGTAACTACCCCCGTCCCGCCTGTCGCGGTTACGCCAGACACGGTCCGCGAGATGCGCGGAGCCTGAGCATCAATCGGGCGATACTGTGGCGAGCTTCCCACTGCGCCTGCCGTAGACATGTCAGCAGGCGGGACGCTCGTAGCCGGCTGCGGAATTTGCGACTGGACCGCCTGTACTTCGGCCTTGGTGGCGATTGTTGCCGAGTCCACCGCAGGGGGCGGATAGACGACCTGTCCGAAGGCGGGACTGGCGGTCAGCGCGAGGAAGACTGCGAGCCTCTTCATGTCACTGCCTCAGCGTCTGAACGCAGGTGATCATGCCCGCTGCACCATAAGCGGTTACTGCATTGGCCGGCGGCACCGGGAACATGTAATATGCGCCGGCAGCGCTAGTCGCCCAGTCGGGGGTGGTGTTCGCGGTCGTGCCCACCGTGGCCTGCGTAAGTGTGCCGCCATTGAAGCCGACGCCGACGCCCGACACTGTGAAGAACACTTCGGTGCGGATGACCTCCGATGCCGGGGCAGGGCAGATAGCAGTGCTGGTGTTCGCCACCAAGTTGGTCTTGGTGATGACGCGGTTCGTCGGCCCAGCCACCTGCGCCAGAGCCGGCAGGCACAAGAAGGCCGCGACACCCGCGACGGCCTGTAGGATACGTCGAAGGGCCACGGCCTTACTCCTTGTCACAAATGTTAGGCGGGGCGCTTGGCGTCCGGCGATGCTTCGGTGATGGCAGCACGTGTCACGGCCTTACCGGTGATCTCGGCCACGGCATCAACTGCGGGCAGGCCAGCGGCGGTCCAGTGCGCGTCGGTCTTGGCATCGAGCATGGACACAGCGGTCTTGATCTCGTCCGCCGTCGCCGCTGCGCCCGAGCCATCGCCCTCTTCGTACACCCGCAGCTTGAGGTTCAGCGCCTCAATCTGCTCGTTGGCGTGCTGGAGGTCGGCCTCTGCCTTGTCGGCACGGGCAGTCACGGCGCGCAGATCCAGCTCGTGCTGGTGCGTCACCTGCTCGATCTTCTCCTGAGCCTGCTTGCCGATCTGGTTGCGGATGCGGCCTTCCTCAGTGCCATCATCCTCGGCAACGATGAACTCGGCGCCTTCCTTGGGCTCTTCGCCCACGATGACAGCGCGGCCGACCCAACCGGCGGGGAGGTCCGAGTCCGTTTCGAACTCGTGACCGATCGGGTACTCGCCAGACGGATTGTCGTCGGTTGGCTTGAGGCCATGGATGCCCGAGCCGGTGATGCGGATGCGATGTTTGCCCATTAGACGTTCACCGAGTAGCCGACCGCGGTGCGGCCATTGAAGTCGGCGCGGATCTCGATGCCCAGCGCGCCAGCAAGATCGAACTGGTAGTTCGCACGAGGACGATCACGCGGGATGGCGGTCGTGGTGACGGCCATGCCGACGATCGGGCGAATGTAGTCGGCATTGGGCACGAACCAGAAGAATTCGTTGCCGGTCAGCTCGAACGTGACTTCGATCTTGTTGATGCGGCGGTTCTTCAGCAGGAAGTCGCGGACTGTGCCGTCCTTGAAGCCTGCCGAGCCCGAATAGGTCTTGTCCCATGCCCGCGCGATCTCGGGCGAGATGTAGAGGTTGACGCCACCGGTGATGTAACTGCCGTCCAGCAACGCGCCGAAGGGGCCGTTGAAGAACGTGTCCATGGCGTCGGGCGTGGCCGTCGTCATGTTGATGTTGAACCCGCTTGCGCCAACGTTGATCGGCTTGGAAAGCGGGTGCGTGCGGATGCCGTAACCCTGATAGCCCTGGAAGACCATCGTGGCGTCGCCGTTCAGCACGTACAGCGCCATGTCGCGCTTGATCTTGGCGGCATGGGCCTCCTGATCGTCTGCGAGCGCGTCGAAGTTCTCCGACTGCAGCGTGTTCCACTCGCGCCATTCGCGACCGTAACCGGTCAGGAACATGGGAACGAGCGTGCCGCGGTAGTCGTAGGTCACCTTGTCGAGCGGCACCGGGTTCTGTCCGCTGATGGAACGAACGACACTGCCAGCATCAGAGGCAACACGGTTCAGGTGGACGATCTTGCCGATGTTCACCGGCTTGGCCAGCGGCATCAGGTCATTCATCCAGGCGGCGCCTTCATCCGAACGCATAACGCGGCGGGTGATGTTGTCCATGTCGAGCCAGGCGTCGCGCGGAAGCACGGAGGCGGCATTGCCGATACCCTCGTACTCGGCCAGCGCATCCTCCGTGACCTGGAAGTGGTCGCGGATGCCCCACATTTCGGCATTCCATGCGCCGTGCTGGCGCGGGTGGGCGGCGATCAGGGCTTCGTCGAAGTAACGCATGTCGGTGGTCCCCTTACGCCGCTGGCAGGTTGGTGTTGGCAACCCGCACGGTGACGAGCTGATCGGCGCCGCTCGTGTTGTTGTAGGTTTCGAGCGCGTAGAACAGGATACGCTGTCCGGTGGTGGCCTTGACCAGCTTGCCGGCGGCGCTGGTGGTCAGGTTGTCGCCTGCAACAAGACTCTGACCGGTCGGGACACGGCCAGCGTAAAGTTCATCGTCCTGCGGGTGCAGAGCCACGACACGGTCACCAGCAAGCCAAGCGTCATCAACGCCCTTCATGGCCAAGTAGTTGTCCTGCACCAGGTAGAACGCGCCAGGCGTGTTGGCACCAGCCTGAGCGAAGTTCGCGCCGCTGATCACCACCACGGTTCCGGGCAGGACAGCGGCGGCACAGATGGCCTCGCGCACCTGGGGCTTGTTCTTGTCGGCAGGGCCGCGAAAGATCTTGTTGTAGCGCGCCATGGATCAGGCCTCCGCCTTGAGGGCGAGCGGCTTACGCTCGTCGGAATTCGCAGCCGGCTTGAAGGCGGCGTTGACGCGGTATGCGGCCTTGGGTGCCGCAGCGTTGGCGAGCAGGGCCGTGAGAACCGGTGCGGGCGATGCCTTGGCCAGATCTTCCGTCAGCAGACCAGCCTCGACCGCCTGATTGACCAGGGCGGTATGCTCAGCGTCAGCCTTTTCCTTGTCGGCCTGGGCCTGAGCCTCGAACTTGTCGGTGAGCGGCTTGAGCGCGTTGGCAACGATCTGGCCAACCTTCTCTTCCGTGAGGCCGGGGCCCGCCTTGGTGAGGTCGTCGACCTTCGCCAAGAGTGCGTCGAACTGCGCCTTATCCATCGCCTCATGCTCCGTGTTCAGGATAGGTTCCTGAGGTTCATCGAGGGTCGGGCCACCCTTCACAAGTCGCAGCATATAACTTTTAATCTGTTCGATCAATGGTTGTTGTTCTTTTCTTTCAACGGCGCGCACGATACTTTCAGCGGCCCATGTTATCTCCCGCTCGATATCATCATCAAAGGTGGAGTTGATCACCTCCAGTTCTTCGCCGGCCGCGTTTACGAACACTCCCACTCCCTGCTCCGGCGTCGCTGCTCCGGGCTGATCGAGCAGGAAGCAATCGTGATCGAGGATCATGCTCTCGACTTCGAACGAGGCCGTGGTGTCGTTGGCGAGCGGCTTGAATGTGGCGAGCAGCCCGGTCGACGTGTGGATGGCCTTCTGCTGCTCGATCGCGGCTAACACCGCCTTGCCGCCTTCCGACTGATTGGCGAAGGCCACATCAATCACCTTGTCGAGCAGGACGCGTCCGCCCTCTTGGCGCACGTTCTCGTTGTGAGCGCCGACGAAGCCACGTACGATGCCTTCAGGGCTTGATGCCGACACGTACTTGCCGTTGACCGTAGGGTGGCCGAGCGGGGCAGGGCGCCCCTCAAGGCTCTTGTAGCTCTCTGCGATGACAGACGCGGGATAGCGCACCTTGTTCATCACCACGTTGTCGGGGAGCGTGGCGCTGGGCACGATGATGACGTCGCGACCATCACGCTTCTCGCGGCGGATCTTGCTGGCGTTGACCAGAGTGCTGACGTGGACGCGGGCTTGCTTGGTCATTGAGTCACCTCATCAGGCGGAATGTTCTGTGTGGCGGTATCTTCAGCCATCTGCTGCAAGCGCTCGGCACGATCGGCTAGGAACTCGTCGAAGCCCTCCACCTCGTCGGATGGGGCAAAGCCAGCGGTCTCCCGGATCTCATCGGGTAGGAAAGCCGGCTCTGCGCCCAGCGAAGAGTTGATCGTCGCCATCTTCTCGGCGCGGGCCAGCTTATCGTCAGGGGATGCCTCGCTGAGATCATCCCAGCCAATGGTCCAGTCTTTGCGCTCCAGCACACCCCAAGCAACCAAGCGCTCGATGAAGTCGTACAGGATCGGCAGTACGCGGTTCTCACGACGCGACATGTTCGTTTGCGCCCACTCAGCGGCATCTTCGGTGCTGGCGCGCTCGCCGGTCACGTTACCGATAAGCACCTTGAACGGGATGCTCATGGAGGCCGCGAACCCCTGCACGCAGGGCTCCCAGAACTCCTTGGGCTGGGGCAGCGAGATCGTGAGGGGAGACACGCTGAAGCTGCCCAGCATCAGAGCCTTGTCGAACCCTGATTGGAAGTCGTCGACGGTCTCGTTCAGCTTGTCCAATACTTCGGCAGGCGTGTTGGCATTCATGCCACGCTGGACGTCATTTTGCGTCACGCCCTTTGGAGCTTCGATGATCGGTGCGCCACGCGACGACTTCCAGAAGCCCTCGCCACCAGCGCCCTTGATCTTCTCGGCGTCGGTGAGGTCGTTGAACCCCGGCTCAAGCGCGGATCGGCAATTCAGCGTGCCATCATCGGACCAAATCAGCACGCGATCGCGATGAATGCGTACCTGGCTCTTCACGGCGTTCTGTGTTTCGCCCACCGCCTGTTCGTCGAACTGGAAGTACAGCGGCTCACCGTACGTATCGCTGGTCTCGATCTGATCCCACTCGACAACGGATAGCTGGCCTTCCCATGCGGGAATGATGCCAACAACACTCTCGATGCCCCTCGCAACGCGAGTGACGGGCTGATCAAGTTTCTGACCATCGCGCAGCAGGATGATAGCCCCAGCATACGAGCCAACCAGACTGCGGCGGTCTGCCTCCATAAGGGCGCGCCAGAGCTTACGGCGCGCAAAGTGCTTGGCGATTTCAGCTTCTGCAGGGCTCTTCCCCGGCTTCTCCGACTCCCAAAGCGCCGGCATCGTCTGCCAGGTCTTGCCGATGGTCTTATCAACCGCAGACGCCGCGATGCCCGAGCGCGAGTACATGCGGTGAAAGTGTTCGAACTCAAGCTGCTCAGGCCAGCCATAGTCGCTGGCGTAGTCGTGCTTGGTGCTTGCACCGTATGCCCAAGGGAACACACGCTTGAGACGGCTACGAACCACAGCCGAGGCATTTGCGATCATGGAGCCATGCTGAGACATGGTAGATAGTTACGTTAAGTTGCGCGAGCGCGCAATATTATTACCGTGTTAGTAGCCAGCCTCCTTGGGCGTTAGTCTCTGCCAGCATATCTGCGATGGCATCCATTAGCGGGTCAACCTGGTCATCCCATCCGGTGCCAAGCCCGTCGAACATCTGCAACTCGGCGCGCAGAGCAACGGTGAAGTCCTGGTCGGCCGGTAGGTGCACCATCCCCGTGGCGATCCAAGGCGCGGCATCAAGCCCACGGGTGTACTTGTCGCGGTCACGAGGGATGCCGACCACAGGGACGCCCTTCTTGCGCAGCGACTGGATAAGGCCAGTTCCTGACGCCTTATCCTCGACGTTGAAGCCGCGCACATACTTGCCCTTGTGCTTGCCCCAGAAAGCCAGTGCGGTGTCGTCGAGCTGAGGCGCTTCCCATTTGCCCCGGACCTGATCCACCAGATAGATCCCGTCCTTGGCCTTGCCCCAGAGCTGGATGACAGAGAAATCGTTCCGCTCTCCGGTCTTCTGGGCCGTGTCCGCGTAGATCGAATACCACTCAATAGCTGGCAGCTCGCTCCACCACTTGAACCCGCCCATGTCGAACAAAGCACCTTCGATTGAGACAGGGCGTTGCATGTACTGGCTGGCGAATGTGTAGGCATCAGCCTTCAGCACCTCGATCTCTGTCGCGCTGTGCTTTTCGTCCCACAGCGGCCCATCAGGCAGACCGTGGACGATCGGTATTCCATGCGTCCACTCTGGCGGATATTCCTCCGAATTGTTGATTAAGACGGGCAGATTGAGATGGTGCCACTTCTCGCCCATGCCGCCGGTCAGCAGGTGCCCCACGAAGTCGTCTGAATGCAGGCGCTGCATGATGACGATGATTGGCACGTCGTCATGCGCCAGGCGCGATCGGAAGGTGTTCGTCGCCCGCTGGTTCACCGTCTTGCGCTTAGTGACCGAGAAAGCGTCATCCGGCTTCAAGGGGTCATCAATGACCAGCGCGCCGGTAAAGATGCTGCGATCCATGTACCCAGCTCTAAAACCGGTGATAGGACCGCCTGCCGCTTTGGCCAGCATGCCGCCGCCCTCTGCGGTCTTCCAACGATCCTTTGCCTTACTGTCGACGCGAATGGTGACCGGCTTTACGGCCTGATATCCCTCCAATGCGATTAGCTGCAGCACCTTGTCGCTATTCTCGCGCGCCAGATCATCTGAAAACGTTGAGTGAATAAAGCGGGCCTTCGGGTTTACGTGGAAGCCCTTGGCAATGAAATTAACTACTGCCGCCTCGGTCTTGGTGTAACCGGGTGGCACAGTGATGATCAATCGGGTGATCTCGCCCGTTAGAACTCGGTCTAAGGTGTGACCGATCACTCGGTGATGTGGACCCTCTATAAAGTCCATGCCCTCACGCTCAGGGAAATACCAGCGCGCGAAGTCTAGCAACTTTCCTTCTGGTGCAAGGGCTTCTTTTTTCCGTATAGCAACTAAGCCAGCGAGAAGAGCAATCCGTGATGCATGGTCAGAGGCCGAGAGTGACTGGGTCGATGCCAAGACGTCGCGCCTCCTCGATCAGCGTTGCTGCGTTGACGTCTTCGGTTTGGATCGGCCCGCCATTCTTGCCGGTATGCTCCACCTTGTCGCGGAGGTGGCCGTAAAGCTTGGCTAGGCCCATCGTGGCGCTGACGGCCGCAGCAGGGGTGCCACATCTCTTGGCGAACTCCCTATCTTCTCGCAGCATAGCCGCAATGCCGTCGACAGTGACGTCGTGCCGTTCAGAGTGCTGGGCCTTGATCTCGTCTACTCGTGCCGTGATCTTGCCGTTGTCTAGAAGCTCTTTAGCCTTACGATTGATCGACGCAGCGCTCATCGCGGCAACGTCGTAGGCCTGACGATAGGCCTCAGATGCATTGCCAAGCTCGATATACAGAGCGCAGAACTTCTCTTGCTTCGGTGTCATTCCGGCCTCGTAACGTCGGCCCACAACATGGCGCCTTTTACTTCATGACCAACCGCATCATACCACGCGTCATCCCATGAACACAGCACGGGATAGCCGGCGCGAACCCACAGCAGCATGTCGCGTCCATCTTTGCGGTCGATCGGAACAGGCACGTCAAACACGGAACGCCAAGCGACCGGTGCAGGCTCGATGGTGGCCATGGCGTTCATGACTTGCCGCTCCTCCAGTATGCGACGGCCCAGGCCCGCATCCAGGCCCGGTAGCGTTGCGCCTCGGAACTCATCTTGCGCGGGTTCACCCGGCACGGCAGCACGGTAACCACATGTCCATCCTCGAGCGCGATGCGGTTTCCGGTGGCAAGGCGCACGTAGATCGAACCAGCAGGTGCGAACTCTGCCGCCTGTGCCACCGCGCGGCTTGAGAGCAGGTGTATGGCATCATCCTCGCACTTGCAGCCGGGTATGCGCTCCATGGCTCTTTCGATCGCATGTGAGGTGACATGAAGGGCCATGCTATCCCTCCTTCAGCTTGCGTATCTGTGAGGCGGCGTCCTTTGCCGTGCCTTCTCTCTGTGCGAATCCAAGGCCGTGCTTGGTCTCGACCCAACATAGCTCCGCCACCTCAGCCGCCTCATCGAGCGCTCTCTCGCGGGCTGCTTGGCGGTGGCGGGCGAGCATCTGTACGTCGGGGTCGGTATCGTCCAACGGAATGCCCCAGCGCGCTTCTGCCGCTTCCCGATCCTCTTGGGTGATCTCGATCTCGCTCACAGTCTTAGCTCCGCAATGTTGATGCGCCATCCAAAGGCTATCGGAATGACCTTCACCCGCAGGCTGTGCCGCTCGCTGAAGATTGGTCGGCACCAAGGTGCCTTGAGCTTGTACATCCGGCCACGCACCCGGAGCACAGCGTGCCCATAACCCGGGGAAAGGCGGAAGCGCACATACTGCATCTCGCTCACCGCTTGTCCCCTTGGTCTTTGGTGGTGGGTGGTTCGGGGAGAGGCTGCCAGTGGGTGGGCTCCCAAACGCCGTGTGGACCCTTCCAAGAACCTTTCGTCGGGTTCTTATGATAGCTCCAATTCACGATGTTGTAGGCCGTCCAGCCTTCCCCAATTGCTACACCGAGAATGGACGGGCCAGAGCCGTAAGGTGCTGGCTTGCCCCTCGGCGCGCTCTCGATCGGTTGCCACTCAGCCATGGTGTGGGGTGCTTTCGTTGGGGGTGGTGAGGGCGCCGTGTATGAACGAGCGCATGGCGGCATAGGCCTGGCTCTGACCAAGCTGCTGACGGTACTGCGCATCATCGGTAGAGCCACCGCCCATGATGTACGGCTCCATGGTCTGAAGCAGATCGGCTGACCGCTTCCGGCACCAGTCGTCCATCGCGTGCCAGGCTTCCTCACTCACGCCGTCTCTCCTCTTGTGGTCAGGCCTGCTTGGGTCACTTGGCGTCAGAGGCGGGCGGCGTGTCACCAGCGATCTGCCGGTCAAGCCAAGCGTCCAGTGCCTTCACGGCCTTGCCAGCGGTAGGTGTGTTAATGACATCTTCGCCCATCTCGGCAGCAGCAATCGCATAGATCGTGTTGCGCCCAGGAATGAACGAGGCCACCAACGCCGCCGCAATAGCGGCAGGGAAGAAGCCTTTGCCGGCCTTCCAACCAGTGGCCAGGCATGGCAGTTTGTCGCGTGCGCCGATGTTGTCGAAATCTGTCTTAGCCGTGATGGCGATGACAGAGACAATACCGCCGATGCCAGCGCCGACCGCAAGCAGCGTTGCGACAGTGGAAACGCTGCCCGCGACATCAGCGAGATAGATCATCCAAGATAGATTGTTCATCGTTCGGTTCCTTTGATGCCTGCTTGGGTGGTGGAGAAGGTGGCGAGGGCGGCGTTCAGGTCAGGATACCGGCCATCGCGGAAGTTCTGCTCAAGGACGGCTCTGGTAATCCCGTTCGCCACATCGCCAAGGAAGCGACCGTTGCCCTGGCCTATGGTGAGGTCGATGGTACCGCGAGCCGTCACTCTGCCGCCTCGCGCTCTTCGGTGATCGGGTGCTGTTGGCGCCAGTTGTAGCGCTGGCGTTCACGCTCGCGCTCTTCCGCGATCTCCTTTGTGCGACGCTCGCTCCAGTCCTGGCGATCCACCAAGCGCAAGTTGCCCTGCCCATCCCGTATCCACTCAATATCGTCGCGCTGCAGGCCGGCGTTCATCTCATCAAGCCGCTGCCGCTGGGATGTGGACATGGGCCGATCTTGAAGCTGGCGACGATGGAGAACCGAGCCGACCAGAGCTTGCAGATCGGATGCCTTGGGGAGGAACGGACGTTCGCGGACCCAGATGGCAATCGCCTGCTCGAGCGCATCAGCCGGGGCGTCGAACAGGTCTTCGGCCAGCAGAGCGACACGTGCAGCGTGAGCATCAAGGTCAGCGCGGCTAGATGGCTCGAAGCGCAAGCCGAGGCGACTGATCAGCGTCCGGATACTCGCCGGAACGGATCTCGGCTTCTGCCTCGTAGAGCATGTCGAGACAACGATTTCGCCGCTCGCCACGCGATCCGGCAGGTTGCGAAAGGTTTCGGGATTGTGTTCCATGGGGTACTCGCGGTTCGAAGAGGCCGGTCCAACTGTTCTCAGTGGACGTGTCGAGGATCACGCCGATGTCGTGGCCGTCTGCGAGCCAGCGCTCCAGCTTGCCAATCATCAGTTCGATAGCGCGGGGCGTTGCGGGCTTGCCGATACGGCGACGCATTTCGAGGTAGCCAGCAAAGGGCTCGGCAGGGAGCCAGTGAGGAAGCGAAGCCTTTGCAGGCTTGGCTTTGTCCGGGCGCTTAGGTTTATCGTTAGATAAACCGTTAGTGGTGGTTCTTGGTGTTTTGGGTGCCAAATTGGCAGGGGTCTTGGTCGTTTTTGGCAGGGGTGCCGGATTGGCAGGGGTGCCATTATGGCAGGGGTGCACATGATATTGCGTGCTGGTGCCGTCACGATGCTGTCGGGTAAGAAAGCCCTTGTCCTCAAGGGTTGCTAGGGCGCGGCGAACAGTGCGCTCACCTTGGCCAGAGCGGCGCCCTATGGTGTCCACTGACGGCCAGCACTGACGGCCCTCATCGTTCGCCTGATCAGCCAACGCGAGCAGCACAAGCTTCTCACCAGGAGGAAGGTCAAGGTCCCAGACCTGCGACATCAGCTTGACGCTCATTGGAGGCGTCCTTGGTGCGCAAGGTGGTCAGCCCAGGCGACATCGGCGCGCCATCCTGAGAGCGCGAAGCCATCGGCGGAATCAAGCCATTCGTCCTCACCGCAAAAATCAGGGTGGGGCGGCTCATCGCCAGAGATGTTATCTATGGCGTCTAGGAATTCGCTTTGCGTAAGCGGGCGCTCACCAAACGCTTGGCCATAGACGTCGCCAATAAATGCGAGCAGCTTGCCATCTGTTCGGAACCACTCGCCATGCGACCTTACCGGGGCGAAGACGGAGTGAAGAAGCTTCTCAAGATCGCCATCGCCCGCAACATAGCCATAGATTTCCAGTGGGGCCGGAGAGCCGGTCTGAAAATTCTTCAAGCGCTGACTTGGATGAGATGAGGTGACGCCGATCTTGACGACACCATGCCGCCAATCCTTTGGGCCAATAAAGTAGACGAAACCGGTCACGTACTAGCCCCCGATCTCGATAATAAAGCGGCCCGTGCGCGGGGAGGCGAACTCGACGACAGGCGTCTCGAAGTGCTTGTCGTCAATGCCCAGGGCGGCGGCGATGCCGTCCTGATACGCCTTCACCGACGAGACCACGTTGTCCTTGTCTGGTAGCGGCCCACGCGGCTTGGCGTGCACGGTAATGCGGAGGCCGATCTTGTCGCCACGAACGAACGCATTGCGTTCGGCTAGGGCGGCGTAGTGCGCCCATTGGCGATGTGCCTTCTTTTGCGCAGCGACGGCACGCGGGTGTCCGCGAGAGCCGTTCGGCCACAGAAGCTTGTGCGGGTAGGGAAGATCCACCTGCATCAGAACATCACCAACTGCTGGTCAGGATTGTTCGCGATGAACTGGGTGCGTTCGGCCTTGGCGTGGCACAGGGCGATCAGGGCAGCGATATGCTCGGCGCGGGCTGCATCCAGCTTGGCGGTGGCGCGGCGCTGCCGCTGTTCAGCACAGCGCACCAGCTCCTCGCAGCGCTCAAGCGTCAGCGGAGCGGCAGTCAGGCCGCGTTCGAATGCGGCGACGTTCATGGGCGACGCTCCTGCAAGAGGTCACGGAACCCGTACCGTTCGGCTTCACGCTCCAGCATGACGACCTTGCGGCGCGCATTCTCTAGCATCTCAGGCAGACGCCGGATGCGGCGGTATTGCTGCTCGGTCATGCTGCAGCCCCTTCTTGCCGGCGCACCAGCTCGCGGCGCAAATCCATCATGGAGTAGTCGGCAAGGACCTCCTTGAGGGGCGCAGTCGTGATCTGATGCTCGATCTTGACCGGCGCCAAGACCTCGATCGCGCGCTTACGGTTGGCCATGCGGCGGATGCAGCCGCGCTCTTCCAGCGACTTGACGAGGCGGCTGATATCTCCGCTCGACCGGATGTTAAGCGCAGCCATCATTTGGCGATAGGACGGGCAGAACCCTTCTTCGCTGATGAACCCAGCGATGAACTCAAGCAGCTTGGATTGCCGCGAGGTGAGGCCATAGTTCATGCCGCCACCGCCCGCAGGTGCGCGACCTTGCCGTTCAGCTCAGCAATCTCGCAGGCGCTAAGCTCGCGTCCAGCGGGGCTGTCGGGATGGTGTGCCTTGCCCTTGGTAGCGAGGATGTCGCGGCAAACCGTCTCAAGCTGATCGTGGTCGATACCCTCGGGTACACGCACCAGAACGCAGCCGGTCGGCAGCAGAAGCGAAAGCAGATCATCAGGGATGGCCTTACTCTCGGCGCAGGCATAGACCGCGCTCATCGGCATCATGACAGGATCGCGGCCACCTTCCTGAGGGAAGTAGGTCAGCAGGGTGGGGTAGGGCAGGCCAGCGTCGAAGCTGATAGCCTTTAGCGCGATACCACGGCGGTCCAGCTCGCGGCGGATAGCCGACTGACGCTGGCGCACGATCTCATTCGCGTCGCTCATGATTTTTGCTGCTCCTGCGAAGTAGATGTCGCTGCATGAGCGAAGGATGGAACGATGAAGGCGCCGACTGCTGCTGGCAGGGGGGAGGGTTGGGCAGCAGCCGGCGCAGGGTTGCCGGCATGGGGTCCGGTCTTGAGGCGCGTTCGAATGACGCGCGTAACTTCGGCGATGTCGCCCGACTGGTGGTGGGCAGAGTCCGCCAGTTCGTGGACCTTGGACCGGTCACAACGGCGGATGAGGATCTGTGCGTCAGTGAGGGGCATCTAAGCGGCCCTCGACGCGAACAGAGGGCCACCCTCGGTGCGAAGACGCTCGCAGGCAATCTCGTAGATCGCCGGGTCTTTCTCTACGCCGATGAAATTGCGCCCACACCGAGCGGCAGCGATGCCAGTCGTTCCCGAGCCCATGGTGAAGTCGAGGATGGTCTCGCCTGCACGGCTGTAGGTCTTAATCAGATACTCCATCAGATCGACGGGCTTCTGAGTCCGATGCAAGCTGCTGTTCTGTGTGTCGCTCGAGAACGTCAGGACGGTGCCAGGATAGCGCTCGGTGCTATCGTAGTGGTAGTCGCCAGCCATGTGCCCGTAGACTTCGGTCTGCAGGTGCTTGCCGCGAAAGGTCCGCTTGCGTTCGTGCCCAGTCGTCTTCTGCGGGTAGTAGTTCGATTGCCCGTCGCAGAAGAGGCTGACGATCTCATGCTTTCGCAACGGCTGACGCTTGGCGTTCAGGAAGCCGGTGCCCTTGGGCTTGTTCCAGATCCAATCGTGCTTGAACTGGCGGAGGTTGGAGGTGCGCAGCAGAGACGAGAATGGCTCGGCCCCAAACAGGACAACGGGAGTGCCGCGCTCGGTGACATGACCGATCGAGCGCCACATGTCGTCGAAGGGAATGACCGCATCCCACTTGCATTGCGTGGTGCCGTAAGGGATGTCGGCTATTACCGCGGCCACCTTACCCAGCGTCGGCAACACATCCCGGCAATCGCCCAGGTACAGCGTAGCGCGCCCGATCTGCTCGACCCGGCTCACGCTTTCACCCCACGGCGGTCGCTTTGAAGGTGCCGCTCCAACGCCCTGGCATGAGCCCGTGTGAGGGACTTTCCGCGAAAGCGTACAGGATCAGCAAAGGGGTTTGCGTCCAGTGCTGCCTTGATCTGTGTGAGATCGTCAGAGGGAAGGGGGGTCATGCGGCGCGCCTCTCATTGAGGATCGCGTTGAGCGCCGTTTCCAGCTTGTTCACTGCCTCAACGGTCGCGCCATTCTTCTTGCGCTTCCAACGTGAAGGCGTGGTAGGATCAACACCAGCCCGGTCGCAGATGTGCGACATCGGAACCCGGCTTGTGCGAGCGCGCTCAAAGAAAGCTGCGATAGGGTCGGTGGTCTGCATACTTAGGCAGAGTATAGGCAGGCCTGCCTAAATGCAAGTGCAGAGTTGCCTAGCGCCTCAAATAGGCAGGTTTGCTAATCCCGCCTTCATGGCAGGTTCTGTAGCAGACGATATCAAGCTTGTGCGCGAGCTGGTGAAATGGGCTGATGTGAGCGTTGCCGAAATGGCGCGGCGCATTGAGGTTCACAACACCACACTCAACCGGTTCAACAAAGGAACAGCTACCACCCGCTTGCACCGCGACACACTTGCGAAGCTCAAGGCCAAGTTCCCGGATTTCCCTGGCTTTGGCGGTGATGAGGAAGCCGAGGACGAGGCGGCAGTCTCACCGCAAGCCTACCTTTTTGTTGAGGTTTTGCCTTCCTACGCTGGCATGGGCGGCGGCGGCACCGGCGACGGCGATCGGAGCCAAGCTCTTATCTCGCGGTCCTTGATCGAAGATGAGTTGCGGGCAAAGCCTAGCGACTTGATCCTGATCGAGGCGCGCGGCGAAAGCATGATGCCAGACTTCCACCACGGAGATCAGATCCTCATCGACAAGCGGGATCGCGATCCCGTGCAACCTGGCGTGTTCGCGCTCTGGGACGGTGATGGGTATGTGGTGAAGCTAGTCGAGCGCGTACCTCACAAGAAGGGCTTTTATCGCGTGTTCTCGGCCAACACGCGCTTCTCGGCCTATGAGGTCGCAGAGGAATCGGTACGCATCATGGGGAGGCCGGTATGGTTTGGAAGACGGCTCTAATCGCTGCCTCGCTGATATCAGCACCAGCTAACGCACAAACTAGCTGCCAATGGTATGGCTCGATATGGCGTTGTGACGCCGCTCCTACCGCGCCGCCTCCAGCAACAGGGGCGATGTGGAACAACTACATCAAGGGTATTGAGGCTCAAAATCAGCGCACGTTGGAAAGCCAAAGAGACCGCCAGCAGCAGTTTGAAGCGCAATCACAGACAATGGCAACCACTGCATTACGCCAGCGAGTGGCGGGTGAAATACGAGCTGGCAGATGCCAAGCGGCGATTGATATGGCCCTAAGCGCCGGCGATGTCGAACTGGCTGCGCAAACTAAATCAATCTGCCAAGGATAGGCAGGCCTGCATAGATAACGCTTGACGAGCTAGGCAGGCCTGCCTAGAACTATTTCCATCAGGGCGCGGTGCCCTGCATGGAGATCCTTCCGTGAACGCCCATTCTACAATCGAGCCGCCTAGCTTGGCGCTGCTCCGCAAGCCGTTCCCCGACCATCACATCAGCAAGCTGCCCAAGGAGACGCGGGCGCAGATCGATGCCCGCAAGACCAACAAAGACCTGATGGTCTGGAAGTGCGGCGTCTGCGGCGGCGCGCACCACAAGGATGCAGTGCACCTCGACTACGTTGGTCACGCCGCTCTTACTGATCGCCTGCTCGAAACCGATCCCGAGTGGTCCTGGGAGCCTGTCGCGTTCGACGCTACCGGCCTCCCCGCGATCGACAACAACGGCGGGTTGTGGATCCGCCTGACCGTGCTGGGCGTCACTCGCCTCGGTTACGGCGATGCCGAAGGCAAGCAGGGCGGTAATGCCGTCAAGGAAGCCATCGGTGACGCGCTGCGCAACGCAGCCATGCGGTTCGGTGCTGCGCTCGACCTTTGGCACAAGGGCGATCTGCACGCCGACGATGATGATGGTGCTGCAGCCGATGCTAGCGCGTCCGATCATTCGGCTCCCGGCAATGGCGCGGTCAACGCCGCCCAACTCTCCAAGCTCAAGCTCATGCTGGACGCGCTCAAGCTGACCGAGACCGAATGGCTGCGCAAGTTTGGCGCGCCCAAGGGGGCCCAGCTTCACCAGTTGCCGGAATCGCAGTTCCGCAGGGCTGTCGATGACCTTGAAGACCGTCTCGCCCATGCCGCCCGCCAGCAGAGCAATGGCGCAGCGCAGAACGGCGAGAACTTCAACATTGATGACGAGGTGAAATTCTGATGGCCGATCAGAAGCACAACAATCCGCCGGCGGATGCCGCATTCTCGATCCATATCGACGAGCTGTTCACGCTCCTTTCGGATGCCCTGTCGGGACGTCCTATCGAGACGGATGAGCAGGAAGAGGCGATCGACGCTCTGCTGGGCGACTTCCACAAGGCGTGGAAGGACTCTGATGGCGCCCGTGCGGCCGAGAAGAAGCCCCACGATGATGCAGGCAAGGCTGTCCAGGCCAAGTGGAAGCCGATCGTGGACAAGGCCGATCGTGGCAAGAAGGCCTGCAGCGAGGCCCTGACGCCATACCGGCAGGCCAAGCAACGCGCGAAGGATGAAGCCGCCCGTAAGGCCCGCGAGGAAGCGGCAGAACGGGAGCGTGCCGCACAAGAGGCGCTGAAGCAGGCGGACGATCTGGAAACTCGCTTTGAGGCTGAACAGCAGTTTGAAGCCGCCAAGAAACTCACTGCGGTGGCGAACAAGATCGACCGCGCGCCCACCGGGCTTCGCACCTCATGGGAGGCGGAGATCACCGACCGCACCGCTGCGCTCAAGCACTATCTCTCGCAGCAGCCGGAAGCGTTTGTCGCCCTCATTCAGGAGCTGGCCGACCGCGATGCCCGGGGCGCTCGACCGCAGCGCCCCGGCATCACTTATCACGAACGAAAGAAGGCAGCGTAACATGGCAGGCAGCGTCAACAAGGTCATCATCGTCGGCAATCTCGGCGCCGACCCGGAGGTCAAGTCGTTCCAGAAC